GCGGCAAGGACAGCGACGTCATCCTCGACCTCACGCGGCGCAGCGGCATCCGCTACCGCGCCATCTACCACTCGACCACCATCGACCCGCCAGGCACGGCAGGCCATATCCGCCAGGTGGGGGGGGGTAGAAACGGTGCGCCCCGAAAAGTCGTTCTTCCAGCTGATAGCCGAGATGGGTATGCCCAACCGCTTCCAGCGCCACTGCTGCCGCTATCTGAAGGAGCACAAGACCCTCGACAAGGCCGTGATGGGCATACGCAAGGCCGAATCGACCAAGCGCGACAAGCGTTACGACGAGCCTACGGAGTGCCGCTACTACGGAGCCAAGACGGAGGAAAACCACGTGGAAGCCATCTACCCGATACTGACGTGGACCGACGAGGACGTGCTCAACTACATCGAGCGCCACTCACTGCAGGTGCATCCGCTCTACTACCGCCGCGACGGCAGTGTGGACGTGAAGCGGCGGCTCGGCTGCATGTGCTGTCCGCTGGCCTACTACAAGAAGCGCATCCGCCAGTTCGAGCAATACCCGAAGATGGTACGCGCCTACTGCCGTGCGGCACAGACCTTCCGCGAGACACACCCCGACGTGGAGACCGTCGGCAAGTACCGCGACGTATATCAGTGGTTCTTCCGCGAGGTGTTCTTTGAGCGGCAGAAGAAGTGGGAGCGCTGGCTCGCCAGCAACGACGCCGACCTCTTCGGCATCCGCGACTACCGCGAGTGGCTCCAGCAGCGCTTCAAGGTCAGCCTGCCCGACTTTTCAGGAAATGAAGAATGAGGACTCGCTTTAGCGCTTTTACCGCTCGACCTCTGGTCGCTTGCTACCAACGGGACGCAAGAAAGCGTAGCGACTAAAAGAATTTTTATATAATTTTTGAACATAATTTTTGTATAATTTCTCGGCGCAAGCCGATACAATGCAAGTGCAAACTATGTCAGCAGCAGTGCCACACGCCATGCTTGGGCACTCCGCAGGACATCTTGAAACTGATAAAAGCCGGATATTCCGACCGCCTTTCTTGGACTGATTTGGCAGCTGGCATCATTATGGGATGTACTGACCACGTAGTCGGGATGGTGCAAGCCACAGCCGAGGGCGATTGGTGTACGTTTTTCCATGACGGACTTTGCGAACTTCACAACAAAGGACTGAAACCGACAGAGGGAAGATTATCTCATCACTCCATGCGGCTCGATAATTGGACTCCAAAGAAGTCTATAAGTTGGAACGTGGCAAAGGAATGGGAGGACGAGGATAATGCACCCATACTTGAAGAAATTTTAGACGAACTTAAAAAGCAAAAGGAACTATGAGCTTAGATTTATACATCAGAAGCCATCACCCTGTGAAGCATCGGGGCACTGGCGTATTCATCCGCGACAACGGACAGACGAGAGAACTGAAGACCATCGAGGAGGTGAAAGCTCACTTCCCCGATGCCGACACAAGCGACATCTACATCCGCGAGTGGGAGGATGACGAACTCTTCCAATGCAACATGACGCACAACCTCACGGAAATGGCAAGCCATGTGCCGATTGATGGGACGGACGGAGCCGTGACCCTGCCACGCGACTTTGAGCGCGACAAGCCCGACTTCAAGCCCGAACCGCTATCGGCATACAATCTGCTGTGGCATCCAGAAACGAACCCATTGCTAAAGCAGGTACACTTGAAAGGCAAGAACTCTGACGGAGAGGACTACGAGGAAGACGTGACCGCCATCGACGCGGAACTGATTCGCCAAGCCTGTGCCGTTCACCTCTACATCAAGGCGCATCGTGAGGAATTGTCGAAATACAACCCGTCAAACGGATGGGGCAGTTATGACAATCTGCTGAAATGCAGCGGCGATTTCGTGAAGGTGTTGCTCGACATTCCAGCTGAGGAATACGACAACTATTTCCTCTATTGTTGGACGTAGGCTGTAGCAAATTTCATCACGAATTAAACGAATTTAACGAATTTATGGAGATTAAAGGAAAGGTGCATTGCTTCTTTGAGCAATCGGGCACGTTTAAGCGAGAGTTCATCAAATTGGGCATACCTGCCGAAGACTACGACATACAGAACAACTTCGGAGAGACCGACCATGTGATAGACCTTTTTGCCGAGATAGAGAAAGGCTACGATGACAAGCCAAGCCTGTTGGACAATATCACGCAGGACGATTTAATCATGGCTTTCTTCCCGTGCATATTCTTCAGTCAGCAGAACACGACATTCTTCGATGCGACAAACATAAATTGGAAGAACGACACGACCAAGCAGAAAGCCGACAAGGTATTGGAGCGGAGCCGTGAGCGTCAGTTGTTCTACGAAATGGCTTTGAAGATGTTTACAACGGCAGACGTGCGAGGCTTACGGCTGATTGTTGAGAACCCGTGGCCATCAGTCCACTATCTCCACAACAATTTCCCATACAAGCCCGACCTCATAGACAAGGATAGGCAAAGACGTGGCGACTACTTCCGCAAGCCTACGCAGTATTGGTTCATTAATTGCAAGCATACGGATGGGCGGTCGTACCAAAAGCCGACAATGACACGAACGGTCAACGGACTGTCAGGACATCAGGGCAGTCTATGCGATGAAGACCGCTCGCTCATTTCGCCAGACTATGCCCGCAACTTCATCTGCGACTTCATCATCGGCAAAGAGCAAGAGCATACCGAACGGACATTGTTCGACCTCTAAACAAATAACGAATTTACACGAATTATGGCAAAAGATTGGAAAGGCGGCAGCGCATCGACATTCAAGACCATCGGAGCGAGCAACCACACAGACCACGAAAGAGGCGACGCCGACTACTACGCAACCGAACCAGCGGCAACGGACTGGCTCTGCAAGATTGAGCAGTTCAAAAGCCCGATATTGGAGCCGTCATGCGGTGAAGGGCATATCAGCCGACAACTGATTGCACACGGCTATGAGGTAGTCAGCCGTGACCTTGTGGATAGAGGCTACGGCGAAGTTGCCGACTTCCTGTTCTTCAACAACGAGCAATGGGAGGGCGACATCATCACCAACCCACCCTATGCAGCAGCGCAGGAGTTCGTGGAGCAAGCACTGAAGATGATACAGCCAGGGCGCAAGGTTGCCATGTTCCTGAAGCTGACCTTCCTTGAAGGCAAAGCACGACAGACGTTGTTCCGCGACAATCCCCCCATCCGCGTGTGGGTCAGTTGCTCACGTTTGAAGTGTGCCATGAACGGCGACTTCGACAAATACGAAAGCAGCGCAACGGCTTATGCGTGGTTCATCTGGGAGAAAGGCTTTCAAGGACACCCCGAAATTCGGTGGTTCAATTAAGTAACAACGAACACGAATTTATCACGAATTAAATAAAAGGAACTATGTTTTTAGACGACGAATTAGAGTCCATCTGTCAAGATGAGACCATCTGCAAAGAAAAATCATTTATGTTGTTTCAGGCATGTCTAAAGCGCATACCGAAACCCGAACAAGTTAGACCGCAAGACTTCATGAATGAGATTCGGAAGATTGAAGGTGGTTGGAAACTATTCTGCAAGCGACATCCTCAGTACAGACCAGAAGGTTTTCGTGACTTGATGATGAAGCAATGCGGCGACATTCTAAGCAAACCTGTACTCAAATACTTACATTGGGATTGACGTATGAACAAAGACGAGAACAAAGTATTTGTCGTTACAAGCGGCGAATACTCAGACTACCGCATCGACCGCGTTTTCTCAACACGCAAAAAAGCGTTGGAATACCTCGACACGAAAGACGATAAATATACGCTGGAGGTGTTCGACCTCGACGAGCCTATTGAACGCAAGACGCAGATATACGAAATCAGCTTTGAACTCGACAAGAAGAAGGTGTTGAACGTCAGAACGACGTGGGACGTCCGCTATAAGGACACGATACACATCTGCGGTAGCTACTTCAACAACTGCAAGACGCTCGACATCTATGTGGAGAGCGACAGCCGCAAACGTGCGCTGAAGATAGCATCGGAACGCTACGGAGCCGTCATCGCAGGAGAGAAGACTATGTACCCATATCTGCGTGTTGGAGTGCTCAGACATTACTACAGCATGTGTCAAGCCTTTTTTGACTTCAAGACGGGCGAAATGGTGCTGTTCGACAGCGAGGAGTTGGCCGTTGAACTACCTACCTTCATCAAGGTAAGGAGAGCCGAACCGTTAAAGAAGCGGTAGCCAATTCCTCCATCTTCTTGAACACGAATAAGGAATTGAATGAATTTTCGCGGGTATCTTCCCGCATAGTATTAACAAATAAAATTAAAGGAACTATGATTAAAATTTTGTTCGAGGTCAGCGAAGACTTCATCAGAGAGAGTGCATCACCCGAGACTGCTACTGCTAAGATAGATGCAGGAGACGGCAAACATGCAATGAAAGCCTTATTCGACATGTTAGGCTTCAAACAGCTTGAAAATCAGATTGACGAGGGTAAGACCGAGTTCGTTGTAACACCCGACAAGTTGGATGACAAGTCGAAAGAGTTGTATAACAACGAAATCGGGGAAATCTGCCTACTTGCTGTCTTCTCGGAAATTGACAAGAAGAAGGAAAAATCTGAGGGCTAACCGCCAATCGCTACCGCTGCATCAATCGTGTGGCGGTAGCAAATTATTCATTAGAGTTATGATAGAACTATCAAAAGACAAGAAATCAGAAACGTATATCATTACGCGGACAGATAACGAAGGCTTCCATCGTCAGTTGAATATAACGCAAGGTGAGATGGAAGAACTAAGAGATTTAATAACCTTGGTTCAAGAAGCCGAAAGAGCATAAAACTATGAAGTTAGGTAGTCATAATTCTTGGTCATTTGCACCAAAAGAAAAATGGTGGTTTCCTGCGTTCACCGCACGTTGCCAAAGTAAGAACATTCAACAGCAATACGAAGCAGGAGTAAGGCTCTTTGACCTACGACTGCAACTCAACCGAGCGGTATGGTATGCAGCTCACGGATATTGTCTGTTCTCTGTGAACTGGCTGAATGACATCCTGTGGCTCTCACACAGGGAAGATAAAGTCTACGTCCGTGTTTTCCTTGAATACAACAGAAAACCGCAAGGCGAAGAAGTCATCATCAATGAGTTCAGCGATATGTGTATGTATCTTGAACACAGGTTTGAGAATATAAGGTTCTTTGGCGGCATACTGAAGTACAACGGCAGGCACGTCCATAACTTCAAGAACACCGACGTTCCTCAGATAGAGAGCCGTTTCAGCTCCACGACAACGTGGTTCAAGTCCGGCAACAGATTTCTCGCCATCTTAGATGACTGGTGGCCGTGGCTATACGCACGTTTCCATAACAAGGAAGCATACGCAAGCCACGACCATAATAAATACCTATTCTTGGATTTCATATAAAAAAACAACTATGGAAAAGAAAAATATCAAAGACCTCGGCTTCGCGAACGGGTGGTCCGAGGACTCAGTAGAGCGAAAGCTTGTAGAAAAGGCAAAGAATGCCGGCTATCGCTTCAAAGAAACATTCATCCCACCGCATACGTTCGAGTACGTTTGCGAAGAAGCAGGACTAAAGTATCGCACGAATTGTTCATGACTATCTTATTATGTGTAATGGATTTATACAAATACCAAGTGACTTTTTTGAGAGCGACTATTGGTGTTGCTCTCGCACATATAGCGAAGTTGAAGCTATCCTCGACATCATAACTCAAATCAGAACTGAAGTGGATGGCAAAACCACCACTATCGGAGGGCGTGAAGTTACATGGGGACAGAATGAGTGGCCTGTATCGGTTAGAACCCTTGCCGAAAGGTGGAAATGGACAGAGCGTAGAACGAGAACTTTCCTCTCATCGCTCAAAAATAATGGAATTATAGATGTTGACAATTCGCAAGGTGTTTCCGTTATTCGCCTAATTAAATACATATCAGGTGACACAACAAATGACACAGCAAATGACACAAATAACGGTCTGAATATCAATGAGTTAGTCGAACTTGTGACACAACGAGTGACACAACGACTGACACAACAGGGGAATATAATTATTCAAGAGCAACAAAGCAGAGAAGAAACTGAATTATCATTGTTCGATGACGAAGTTATGTGTGACGAATTTACATTTGAAAAATTTTGGGAACTATACGACAAAAAGGTTGGTAAAGATGAAGCGGAAAAACTATATTCAAAGATGTCAAGAAAGGACCGCAAGGCAATATTTGAATATGTGCCACGCTACAAAAATGCACAGCCTGACAAGAGTAAACGTGTTAACCCAGCCAGATTTTTACGCAGAAGGGTATGGGAAGATGAGATTATCGACTACCACCAAGCCCGACGAAACCCTATTGGTTTTGACCTTACTGATAACACTAACAAGGATAAATATAAAAATGATATAGACACATGGTAGAAATAGGAGAAGTAATAAAACAATATCGCGATAGCGGCTTCAAACCTAATGACAATCGCATCTATATTAATATACCTGATGCGAGAACTGCTCTGATGAAAGGGTTAGTGCGCTTTTGCGGGGAGCATACACAATGGCTTCCTGAATATGAAAAAGTTGCAGAATGGCTCGGCGATAATAAAGGACGTGGGCTTCTTTGCTTTGGCAACTGCGGACGTGGAAAAACACTGATAACACAAAGAATAATTCCTGTCTTGATAAACTTCTATCACGGAAAGGTACTAAACACGATAACCGCCGCCGACATCGGACGGAAATATGACGAAATCAGCGAGTATAAACTTATTTCAATAGATGACGTTGGTGTCGAGGACGTGTCGAATTTATATGGAGAAAAACACGACTACTTCCGAGAACTCGTTGATATGGCCGAACGTAAGCAGAAACTTCTTGTCATATCAACAAACCTTACGCTGAAAGAAATCGCGGAACGATACGGCGACCGTACCATCGACAGACTGCGGGCCATCACAACGACGGTCTTGTTTGAGGGGGCTTCACTGAGAAGATAAAAGGAAGGGTGGTCGTAAAACCTTACCCCTCCTCGGAACCAACACGGCTAATGGTGGTTTTTATTTCCTGAATATGCGAGAAGCAAGCCATATCAGGCCATCTGTAGTGAAGTTCGCCAGTATGTCGCTCCCAAAATCCAACGCGAAACTCTGCTTCTCAACCTTATTGGCAACACGACTGATTAATTCTTGTTGTCGCCGCAAAGCTTCCATCGTCTCGATGTGATTTCTGTTAATCATAGAGAGCTGTGCAAACAGAAGCCTGTCCTCGTCAGACATCTTTTCATATATCTGACGAAGCATCTGTCTGCGTATCAGCTCACCGTATTCCATTACACATTGAAGTACGAACGGATATTATAGATGCCGTCCTTGTCTTTGAGTGTTTTCAGTGCCATCTTGTAGCAGGCGGTGATAATGTCGCTGTCAGACGGAGAAAGTGGCTTCCCAATCAATTCGGCGATGGTATCTCCGAAGTCGGAATACATCTTGTTCATCTCTACCCACAGGGAGCAAGAGTTGAAGCAAGGAACTTGCTCTGTCTCAAGACCAAATTGCGACATGGCAGCCTTCCACTGCTCCTTCGGCCAAGGTGCTTTCGGTTCCATGCCGGCGATAATCTTCTCGGCTTCCTTGGAAGTGAGATAGTTCCTCCATTTGATAGACTCCAGTTTGTCAAGCCATTCTTGGGCGACTTCAGGCTTGTTGGTGATAAACCAGTCCATCATCTCCTTGTGGACGTTACCGAAAACGTGCATGAAAGCAACGTTCTCCGATGTTGCCATGAGTTGATACAACTCACGGAACTCTTTTTTCATTTCTTCTTGTGTCATAATACTATAGATTTAACTCTTTTTCTTTCCTGTTCTCGTAGTCTTTCTGCAGTTAGGGCAGGGTGCTTGCGGAATAATCCTCGTCGGGGTCTGAGGCAAGCGCGTTGTCTTGGGTTCTGAAAATCTTGTCATACATCTTCAGGTATAATGTGTCGATATATCCTTCAATAAGTTCAAGCCATAAGGCGCAATAACTTGAAAGGAAAGATATTGCAAGCACGAATGGTAGGTCGGAAAAACCGACAGACCATAATCCGTAGGCAAGGACAGACCACATGGTGACGCACTTCGGGCAGTTGATGACAGGAAATCTACCGACCAAATCTTCTACCGCTTTGATTAGGCCAAGGTGGTTCATCGTAACACAGACGAAAATGATGCTCGCAATATCAATCCAATTCATTACGCTGTTGTCACATTTAGGGTTGTGGTGATAGCAACACAGTTAGTAACATTGTCGCAAGGCTGAACATTTGTTGGAGCCGCAGCTGACGTTCCTACAGTCAGCGTCGGGCTTGTGGCTGCGGAACAAGGTACGCAGATGGTGCAATAGATGTTGTCCGTAACTGGGCATACTCCGCACTGGCACTGATACCCGCACCGATATGGCATGTAGGTACATGTGCCACTGATAAGCACTTCCTGACAATACTGTGTAGTACCGTTGACAGGCAAGGCAACGGGTGCCCCGATGGGTGTCGCTTTCAGGTCTGCTGTTACAGGAAACGTCTCTTGGGTGCACAGTTTACGATTACCACATGTGTAGTGGTCGAGCTGCAGCAGATAGTTGGCATTTGCCGCAGTGCCTCCTGGTATCGTAGTGAGCGATACCACAAAGGTCTTTCCATTGTTGTTGCAATTCATAATACTTTTGTTTTATTTGTTTGGGGGCATCTATTCTATTACACCGGCCCCTTCTTGTGCTATGGGTAAATTCGGAATTTCCGATTTTTCTTCGTGCGGGTCATACACAAGTGTTTCGTTGTCTTGCAGGGCTTCTACCTTTTCTTTCAGTTCTGTAATACTGCCTGACATAATTTTTATGTTCTCCTGCATATCCTGTATCATACGGACTGCATTGTAAGCAAACTGCGCTGCGCAATACTGCCACTGTGTCCTACGCTCGTTAGGATAGATACGACAATTCAGACAATCGCCCGAACATTGGAATTTCTTTTCTTCTGCCATAGTTTTGATGTTTTTATTTTCGGTCTTTTTCGGTCAACAGAAATAACCGAATTTTTATAGTGCGTTTATGCACTATAGTTTTTCTTGAAAAATTTTATTATCTGACTCGCTATAAATGGGCTACTTTGTAACTTAGCAACGGCCTCGGCAAGCTTATCACCGCTGACCATTGCTCCATGCTGTCCCATGATATTGATAAACTGGATGAGAGCCTTGCGCCCTCTCTCCGCTTCCTCGTCACTACTGGCGTAGATATTGAGGGTGATGGGTTTTGCACCTTTTTCCATATTCTGCCGTGTTTATGTTATTCATTTATTGAAGGGAGTGGAACTTCGTCCCCGACTGCCTCAATGGTGGTGGTGAGAGGCGGTAACTTTCCACCCGTGATGCCGCGCAGGATTTCATATCCTTGCGCCAAGGTATCTCTGTTGTTTCCAATCCACGAAACGATACCGTTGGCAATATCACCTGTCCTGTCTATCCATGTCGGCTGAACAGGGTCATAGTCGGGTAGCTCTGGAAGATCCTTCGCGAAATAGTCATAGAGTTTTGCCGCTTCATCTATATCGCCTTTTGTGGCGAATAGACATTGTAGCTTCAAGGTCGCTCTACTGGTAGGACGGATTGCTTGTATCATCTCTAACTTCTTTTTCTTGTTGTTAAACCATTTCATTATGCCGTGTTTTGAAAGTGGATAGCCCGAAGATATTTGCATCAACGGGCTATCACGTTAACCTTTTACAGTCCGCAGCCGCAACCGCTTGCCGGACAGGGGCAGGGCTTTGCATCCTGATAGAGGGCTACACGCTGAGGGTTCTCAGAGTAGCGACCAGTCATCAAGCCTGTCATCACCTGCTGAGTTGCAACCTGCGAAGCGGCAAGCTCTGCCCGTTGCATAGCCGTAAGAGTACCCTGCTGAGAACCGGAAACGGTGTCAGTGATGGTCTGGGTGATGGTCTGGTCACCATTGATACGCTCAGAACGCTCAAGGTCGAAACCGCGAAGAATGCGGTCAACGGTACGCTGGGTGTTGTCATGCTCCGTTTCCAGAAGCTTCAGCGAAGCCTGATAGTTGGCAGCAGCAAGCTCTTTTGCACCCTGTGCAGCTTCACGGGCACGCTCGGCTTTCGCTGAACCATAGAGGGGACCGAATATCCATGCACCGATACCGGCAACAGCACCGACAACGCCGACAGTCAAGCCTGCTACGGCAACACCACTTGGACGCTTGGCAGCCATGTGACTCGTTTTCACCTGCTCGTAAGGTGTCATACCACCCCAACCATGATTGTAGCCACCGCCATAGCCCCAGTTACGGTCGTAGTCTCGGTCGATACCTCGGATAGCCATGAGGTCATTCATTTCTAATGCCATAATCTTAACGTGTTTAAGTTGTTAATAAAAAAAGTTATCCTGTCTTTGCGCATTGACACAGCAAAGGTACAAAACAACTCAAACACAAATAAGAAAAGTCGAAAAATACAATTTTCACTTTTCGATAGTACGCCTAAACCTTCGTAATATCCTGTATATGCTTGCTTCACTAATATCGTATTTACCAGCAAGCACTGCTACCGCATAAGATACCTTACCTCCTTGAGAAACAATATCCTCATAGTCAGAGTAAAGGTTAATATATTTGAAGTCACCCATCTTTATGTCATAATCTGATAGCAACTTCATCGTTTCTTTGCTAATTTTTATAAAATCCACGGCTTTCATAGTGCAAATTTGAATTTTTATTATTATCTTTGCACCATCTCACCACATACGAAAAATCCGTAAGTAGAGGAAGGGCATATAATCCCCCGCTCTGCCTACGGGTCGTTTCGTAAATAAAGTGGTGAGATACTAAATTTATGAAAGTCGGGGGATTTTTTTCTTTTCCCCTTGTTTTTACCTTCGTCGTCGTCTAATCCACAAGACGACAAATCCTACCCCCATCAACACGGCACACACCGTGCCGCCCATCATCAGCTTGCCGTAGTCCAGGCACACCCTCTCCCACTTCGTCAGCTTGCGCTCTACGGGCACAGGAACCTGTATGCTGTCGGTCTTGAAGACGGTGTCGGTGTGTGCTTCCTTCAGCCGCTCTATTTCCCGTTGCAGGCGGTCGTTCTGTATGAGCCATGCCCGTTCTGCCGCCTTCAGCTGTATGCCGAACTGCGCCATCATTGCCGAGTCCACCTCACGGATGACGGTCGTCTGGCGGTCGATGACGCTGTTCGTATGGTGCACAGTGTCGGTGACATGTTTGTATTCCGTCTTGACGGTCTCGACGGGGATATACTGCATCTCCTTGCACCCGCAGAAGGTGACGAGGCAGGCGACGATGACAAGTGTCGCAATGAGGGTGAGCATTCTGGCTACCACCTCCTTGATAATCTTTTTAATCCAGTCGTTGTCGTGTTCCATACCTTTATTTATTTAATGTGAAGCACCTGCCGCCGGTTTCCCTTTTGCGAGAAGCTGACGTGCACCCAGTTGTAGCCGTATTCGTCGATGAGCTGGTCAAAGGGCAGTCCGAGTTCCTGTATCTTATCGAACAGCTTGCGGTTGTCCGATGGTTTGTCGCTGACGGTGCGGATGTCGGCCGCCTCGCCTGTGACGTGCTGGCTTTTCCTTGCGCCTCCGACGGCCTTGTTCAGCTTCTCGCTTCGGTAGCCGCTGGTGATGATAATTGGTTGTCCCCACGCCTCACGCAGAGGGTCGAGGACATTGGAAACCAATGCCGTCAGGTTTGCCCTCACGACATTATCGGGTGTGTTGCTGATGCCTTTCCTCAGAGCCGTGGCCGATGCCGTCAGCTCGTGCATGGTGAAATACTTCATAGTCTTCTATTCTTTGATGTCGAGATATTCCTTCAGATACGGCACTCTCTCCACGAACTTCAGTGCCACGACCCAGTGGAGGAAGTCCACATACTTGCGCAGCGTCGTTCCCTCGCGGAGTATCTTCTGCCAGTTGCTCAGGATGTTGATGGCGTAGAACCATATCGCCGCCATGTAGATGCACGACACGGCCTGCACCGCCGACGCTTCCATGTGCATATAGTGTCCGATGATGAACACGAAGGCACCGATGGCGACAAGTACGCAGCATTCGGTGAACGTCTTCCGTACCTTCGCCCATTTCCATCCGTCGGCGTGCAGGGTGTCTTCTATCCATCCAGATATGAAATTCGTTCCCATGAGGATGAGGATGGCGGTGATGAAGTCCTCGATGGGCATGAAGAAGCCGGAAAGGGCACTGAGTGCCACTAACAGCAATGCTTTGATTTGTTCTATCATTTTTCCTTCTAAATGTTTGGTTGTTCCAGATATTCTTCGTAACTTTGCAACTGTCCCCGCGATAAGGTAAGAGTCAGATGACTTTGTCATCTGTAAACCTATGTGGGGACTTTTTTTATTGTACCCTCTTTAAATGCGCCGCGTCACTTTACGGCAGCTATTTCCACATTGGTAGTAATATATGTGTTCTGTACTTTCGTAGGGGCGACCGTTCCTCATCTTCAAGCGGTGTAGTCGAAACACCCTTCTTAGCTGTGAAGGTATTTCCCCATTCTTCTTTGCCATCTTCACATACTTCTTTAGAGTTAATGGAATGCCTTTCGTTTTCTTATCCCCTATTATTTCAGACGCATATCCACTTGCTCTGCGATAAGCATTTGTATATATGGAATCCTCACCAGCTATATCCTTTTTCTTCGTAATTACATCTTGATTATAGATAACCATTCTGCTCGCCATGTAAAACTCCTTTTCCGACATGCTTGTTTTGAAGCTGCGAACAGCTCTGTCATCCTTCTCAAGATACGGAGCGATGCACACCGTCCTTCCGTGTCGGATGGTGAAGTTGGGACTTGTTGTTTCTGTCGTCAGATTGTGGGCTTTAGCTATCTCCAGACAGCCGAGTATGCCGCCTTGCGGAAAGTTGCCTGTGCGCATGGTTTCTAAGATACTCTGCTTCACTGTGACAACGATAGGGCCGCTAACCTCCAAAACGCTACTCCTTATTGCGACGATGCTGTCGCCGAATAGCGCAGCCACGCCTGCGGACAGCTGCGACGTAGACACTGAGCCGACGTTGCTGACGACACGCTTCGTCTTGTCCCCATCGGCAATCCATCCAGCCGAGAAGTCATAGTACGTCGTCGTTGCACCCTGCGCCGTCATATAGGTCTGCATCTTGTCGGCATCGAAGCGCAGGTGTAACATTCCGTCGGGAAAGAAGTAGCGGCTTCCCACCTTTGCGCCGATGGGGATAGCACGGTGAACGATGGGACGGCTGTCGACGGGTGTCGTGTCGCGGAACCTGCGCCACACATTCCCCTCGCGGTGGCCGTCGTCCCACTTCTTGCCGTCGACGGTGACATTGCGGATGTCCACCGTTCCCCATCCGTCAGCGGGCTTTATCAGGAGCTTCTGGTTGGCAGCTGAATTGCCTAATACCACTTCCACGTCCCTCAGCCGGATGTCCGTACCGTAGATATAGGGATTGGCGGAGGTGCATGTAATCGTCGAGTTCTCAATGGTCGTGACGATGCGGCCGCTGAAGGTCGGCGGTGTCTGGTGCACACCGAAGCGCACGGCGGTGAGCACGCTGTCACGGATGGTCAGACGCATATCCTGACCATACGTTCCCTGGTTGCCGTAGATGATGGCTTGACGAAGCACCCCTCTGCACTTCTCAATGGTGATGTTATACTCGTTGAAATCCGAGTTCTGGAGATAGACGAACGTAGAGTTAGACCTTGGATTGACTATCTCGCATCCCCTGTAGCTGATGTTGGCGGTGCGCCGCTCTGTTCCTGCCGTGGAGGAAGCCCAGCATTGCATGTATGAGCAGTTGTCGAAGACGCAGTCCTCGAACGCTGTCGTCGGCGTGTTTTCGTTCGCCCCCGTTCCGCCGGAGAGTATGCCCTGCTGTCCGCCGCTCATCCTGCACCGCTTGACGTAGAGCTTTGCGTCGGTGACACCGCCCGCGTCGAAGGATAGGAAGCGGATGTTGGCCGAATAGGTCTCGGCAGTGAAGGTGCAATCCTCGACGACACACCTCTCTTCCCCTTTCGTGGACAGTGCCACACCATTCCTCACCGCCGTCGTTTCGCCCGAGAAGGAGAAGGTGCATTTCCTCACTTCCGCGTAGCCGAAGCTCGTCAGCTTCACCGCCTTCAGTGCCTTGTCGACGGGGGAGTTGAAGGTGACGTTTTCCACTTGCACCTCGACGTCAGCATTGTTGACATACACTCCATAGTGGCTTGTCGACGTGCCGTCGTAGGCATCGGTGACAGTTAGGTTTCTCACCGTGCAATGGTGCTTCACCGTCAGCCACGACGCATTCTGCTGTACGATGTGTGCGCCGTTGCCCTCGATGATGGTGTCGTGCTTCGTCTGTAGGGAAGTTCCTGCGAACGAATACGTCTTCCCTGCCGTCAGGACGATGGTGCTGCCGTTGTCCAGTGCACTCTGGAAAGCCTCCGTCCAGTCGTCACCGCCGTCATGCCACCATTCGGGCCTTACGAAGCCCGCCTCGCGCACCGCCGCCGCGTCGCTCTGTCCGTTCCACAGCCGTATGGCACCGTCCTTGTAGCAGTATATCGGGTGGCTGACATGCAGCTCCACAGCCGTTGTCGCGTAGGCATGGCCGAGGTAGATGTATATCTTCCCGTCCTCTGTCGTCGGCAAATCCTGCGTGATAGCCGTACCGCTGTCGAGCACCGCCATGCCGTCGGCCTGCGGAACGGCAACGATGAACACATCCTTGTTCGCCGTCACCGACGACACGTTGAACGAACGGCGGATGTCGAGAGTTATATGATAATACAAGTTGTATGCCGTGATGTCGGCATTCGCTTGTATAGTGGTACCCGAAGAATAATAAAGTATCTGCCCGTAGGGGTTGAATTTCTCCGTCGTCATCACCTTCGTCGTGGCCGTCGTGTCGGCCGAGCTGACGGGTATCAGCGAAAGACCGTCCTTCGACTGCAAGAGCAGCTTGTAGCGATACAGGATGGCAGCCGCCTTGTAGTTCCCGTAGTAGTGACGGAGCTGGTAGGTGTTCGTACTGTCGTAGTCGGCAATCTTCCACACACCCTTCACCGATGTTTGCGATGCGGAGTTGAGATTGACGGGGGCTGTCTGGTCGGCATCGTAGATGAGGGTGATGAAGCATCCCACGGCGTAACGTGTGCTCACCATCGAGTTCACGTTGGCACAGACGGGGTGTTCGCCGAGTCCGTTCACGTTCAGCACCGTGCCGTAGCTGCCGTTGCCGGCAACGGGAACCTTCACCACGACGACGAGACCTGTGTATAGCTCGGTGATGTCGGCATGAGTGCCCACCCACCGCGACGCATAGTAGGGTGATGTGGTGACGGCTGCCTGACTCGCGCCCATCGTCAGGACGTGCAGCCGCTCGGCCGTCGCCAGCCTGCCGCTGACATACGTCGGAACGAAGGCAGAGATGTACTTGCGCATCTCCGCCAGAAAGTTCCGTTGCAGGGCAGTGTTGATGATATTCTTGAAATTAATCATAGACTCTTACTGTTTTTTATCCTTACGAGGCAGCAGTCTGGACAGGCTGGAGGGCGGGAAGCGCCGTTCCGGCGATGATGGCGGTGGCATCTGCCGTACCAAGGGTCGTCGGGTTGCCAGCAGTTGCAGTGGCATCGGTATTGAAGAGGTCGCGTATCTCCGTTGCCGTGGCCAGACCAAACTCATCGGCGTAGGCGAGCTCTCTGACAAAAATCTGACGGCTCGAACTTGATATATCGGCTCTGATAATGTATGTAGATGCCTGTGCCATGCCAATAAAACTACCGTTGGAAGCCTTCATCATTGGGATGACGGTAGCCATTCCGTGCCTTTCCATAGACACCTGCAATACAGGAAGACGTCCGGCGTTCCATGCGTTGTTAATCTGCGTGTAGACATTGGTATCTCCCAATGTATAGTAGCCGTTGTTATTCCACTCTGCACTTGTTGCAGAGTAGGTGATTACTTCGTAGGCGTTCGGAATATCCACGAAGCCTGCGAGGACATCAAACTTCTTGGTCCACGTCGGAGCCTGCGCCGTGCCACCTTCCTCTACGATAACCACTACATTCGTGCCTGCCGGATATTCCTTCCCTGCACCCTCGACAAACAGGCTCGTCGTGGTGAAGGCTGTGGTGACATTGTAGACAAAACCTGCTTCGCTTTGGTCAAGCAACGATTGCACAAGTCCCGTTCCAGCGACTGACCCCTTCGGCTTATACAGCGTGGACACTTTCTCGTCGATGTCAGCGGTAATGTCGTCAATCAAGTCTTGGTAGCCGGCAATCTGTGCGAGGGTGAGGGCAGCCCTCCAATTATTGAGTGCGTTCAGCCCAGTGTTGAGAGAGGAAAGAGCACTATTGATGTTGTTATAATCGTTAGCACTCGTCACACCGCTTTGAGTTGACGAAACAGTCGGAATGCGGATGGCAAGGTAGCCTGCTTTATCTACCTTTACAGGTAATATAATTCCTCCCGACGTCAGAGTGGCTGGTACGTTATCGGTATCTGCCGTTTCACTTTTCAGTTTCGCTTTGATAGTTCCGCTGCTGGTGATGTCGCCACCCGTGAGGCCTGCCCCTGTCGACACCTTCGTCACCGTACCTTTCTTTGCGCCCGTCTCGATGCCAGCGAGCTTGGTGTATTGGGCTGCTGACATTAAGCCTGACTCTTCACCGCTTGAGTGTTTAAGAGGAACAGCGAGAAAACCGAGCTTGTCGAGATTGACGGCCACCGTCTTTCCTCCGCCGGAGTCTACTTCCTCATTGCTGGCACTGGCGGTCAGTTTCGTGTTGCTCTTCAGGCTCAGCTTCAGCCGGGCAAAGAGCTTCAGGTACTTCTCGCTGGTAGAGGTGTCGGTGCCCGTTCCGGCGCCAGAGGCCTGCTGCACACCGTCGATGGCGGTCATCTCCTGTATCTCGATGCCGTCACCGACATAGACACGCTCCGTCTTTTTGCCAATGGCGGTTTTGTCTGCTGAGGACATCAGTCCGCTGGCCGAGGTCGATGCGTTGGGGATGTTGACCGAGAAGTCGCCGTTGGCGTCGAGTTCCATGCCAAAGCTGTTGCCGGAAATCTTCGTCGTGGTGCGCGATGTGATGGTCGACTTGGTAGAGCCGTTCTTCAGCAGCCCATAGAGGAATGTGGTTACGAAAGCCGCCACATAGGAGCGTACCTGCCCGAGGAAGTCGCGCTCCCTGTTGAGGTTTACAAGTTTTTTAAATTCGTCTGCCATAATCTTTTCTGTTTTTTATGTGTTTATACTAATTGTTGTCTTCCAACAGCAGCAATGGGTCGCTGCATCCGAGTTCCCATCCCTCCTGCGTGGCGAGAGGAATACCCTGATAGGAGCTGAACAGTGCCCGGATGTCCTCTTCCGTGGCGATGGTGATGGTGTCGATGTCGATGGGGTCGCCACCCGACGACACCACGTCGGGAAGCACGTCCCACAGGTAGCTGACGCTGCCGTCGTCGTTCTCTTGCATGATGCACGCCACCCATGCCCCCTTGGAGAAGTATACCCCTGCGCCCATCGTGAAGTCGGCGCGTGAGGAGAACGGGCCGCTGACGGCATACACCCACCCTTCGTATTCGGGTGCGGAGGCAGGGAGCTGCCCGATGGTCGTAGAACCCTTGAACGTCAGCCACCTGCCGTCACGGCCGCAGCCCTGCTGTTCCATGAGCTGCTCGAAGGCCGCTTCGAGGAACACCTGCTTGCTGTCGATGGCATTGATGGCATCGACAATGGCGTTGAACTCGGTCGCGGTGAAGAGGTCGCCGACATTCTTATGCGGTATGTTCAGTCGTTTCTCCATATCTCTCTTAGCTTAATATCAGCGGAAGGCTGTAGGTGAAGCCCCTCCGCTGCTGTCCTTTCACTTCTTTTCCTGCGGCGAGGGCGTTGATGATAATCTGCCACTCGTTCGTGTCCAAGGGGTCGAGCGTAGACCCGATGCCACGGATGCGGATGCACCGCAGGCCGCCCGCCTCCGTGACGCTTTTTATCTTGTAGCCTATCTCGTCCATATCTCTCAATCAATATTAAAGAATACCTTCATGATTTTCTTTATCACGCCCTCATAGTAGAAGCGTATCTCGCGGTAAAACACAGGCTTAGTCCAGTCGACGTTTTCATATTCGCTGTCGTAGGCTACCCAGCTGCGGATGCCGTTGATTACGGACGTGTAGTCGCCCGGCTGTGACGCTCCGAGCCATACTTGGGTAAGAGCCGCGACATAGACGTAATTCTTCAGATAGTTATTGCCGAGCAGCCAGCTATTATAACCGTCGCTCTCGCGTATGAGCACCTCGCTCATCCACTTGTCGTCGCTGAACTGGCTTGCTTCCGACGAAACGTCGGCATCGAAGGTCTCCTGCTTCGTACTTTCCTCTCCTGTGTCTATATTCACGGTCTTGAAGCTGTAGGTTCCCGAAGGAATGACAGGGTACAGGCCGACAGTAACAGGCGTATAGACATGGTAGCAATCTTCACCGGCGGAACTTTTTATGGAGGAATATCTACCAGCCACCGCACGGCATATCCACTCCATCATCGTCATGTCGTTAGGTTCGCCGGAGAAACCGGGCCCTGCGGGCGGGACTTCAACGAGCCGCTGTATGATGATTTCCGCATCCTGCGACTTGGTGTAGATGACACCCTGCGGTCCGAGGTCGTAGAGGAAGTGGCCTTCGCGGTCGTAATACCGCATGACTACATTACCATCTACGATGCCGAAGCGTATCTGCTTCTGACTGGTCTCGGGGTTGAAGACGCTCAGTTCCGTTCCGCTCAAAACGAAACGTGGCGTGTCGGTTTCCCTGTCCGCACCCGATGGGAATGTCCGTATCTCGTTGCCCACCATGTCGATGTGAGGGTTGTCGGCGTCGGTGTCGTCAAGATGCATTCCAACCTCTTCAAGGTCGCCGCGCTTGACGGAGAGGTTGATTTGGTCTCCAAGATTTTCAATGGCAGCTTCCACCGCTAATCCATTCCTGTCAAGCATCGCCGCCAGTGCATTGTCGAACGTCTTCCAAACGAACTCCCAACCTGCCGCACCAGCGGGAATGGTGTATAGGAAACTCTCAAATGTAAACCTCAGCTCATTATTATACAGAGTCCAACTTTCTCCGATATGCTCGTTCTTTATCTGGTATGGCGGCACCGACGTATCATCGGAGTCTACGGCGTTGTTTAGATACATATAGAGTATGTGCCATGCAGCAACGAGTTTCTTATATACCTCCGTACCAGCCATTACCATGCGCTCTGCAATGCTCATCGCACTCAGATAGTCGGCTTTCGCCTTGTTCCACCTGACGAGCACACCCTGTTTCTCCATGCCGCCCGTGATGATACCATCGGAAGCAACATTCTGTATCTTCGTAAGGGCAGCGACGGTATAGCGGTCGTCGGCACGCTCCCAAGCAAAGGTGGTGTTGTTGTTCTTCGCCGTGAAACGCCACGATGCACCGCCCTCGCTGGCAGGCTCTTCGTCGGTATCGAAGTAGAGGTCGCCGACGTGCGCCTTCTTTACGTCCACCGTTGTCCAATCCACGGCAGGGGCATTCTGAAGGGTCGGCTGGCCCGAACCGAACCATATACTGTGCTCCGACATTCCGTCGGACATATTGTTGACAATCTCCTCGTAGTTCTTGCCTGACTTACTCCTGAAGTCGCCCGTCATATCGTTGCCGTGCGGTGATATGATACTGACGAGCTTCCCTTCAAGCGTGAAGCTGTCGATACCAGCATACTCAGCGAAGCACGGAGCCTTCACATTGTTCCATGTGTCGGGCGTGAAGCCGGAAGCAAGGATGATGGCCGACTGACGGATTGCACGCTCCGTATCTGTCACCACACCGCCGACGGTGGCATCCCATCCGAGAGCCACCACCTCATCGCCGGCATTGGCTACCATGGCGCCAAGTCCAGAAGCAGCATCCACCTCTATCCAGTGGTAGCTTCTCGTCGTACCGTCTGCACCAACCACGTCGATGGGCGTTTCCGACGCACCGATGACGAGCTTCCACCAATACTTATTGGCGGCATCCGTACCGCCGGCCTCCAGCATGTGCGACTGCTGGCAGAGTACCTGGTCGCCGCGGCGGAACTGATTACCCGTCCTGCGGCTGCCATCATCGGCCAGCCACAGCAGACGGACGTGTCCCTCCATGCCCGACGGATAGACGTGTCCCTCGATGTCGGTCGAAGGCACCCATTCGATAAGGCCTGACGTGCCTTGCTGGTGTATGCCCTCCGTGGGCAGCATCACCAAGTCCGTCTTCATGCGTGCATGGCTCAGCACCACCGTGCCGCCGACATGGCGTATCTCGTCGATGAGCAGTTCAAAGAACCGTGCCGAACCCGTGACCGTCAGGTCGTGCGTCGTCAGCGCACCGCCGATGGTGGCATCCCCCAATATCTCCAGTGCCCTCACCACGAGGTCGCGGAGAGAACCGTCACCCGTCGCCTCCAGTCCATACGACCCGCCGCTGCCGAGCTTCAGACCCTTCAGGAAGGTGAGCAAGCCCGACGCCGTGTCGTCGTTCAGCTTAGAGAGAAAATATGACCCACCGTAGGTGTTGATGAGAGCACGAACTTGCGCCACAGACAATCCACCTCCACCGCTGTTAATAAACGAGTCAATAGAATTGATTTTATTCTCTATTCGCTGTATCGAACCAACCTGCTTCTCATCACGAAGCGTAACATCGTAGGTAGGTATATTGGCATTTCCATATTCTTTGATGGTCAGCTGGTCTATAAAGACAGACCCGTCAATGTGAAGGTCTTCATCGACGAACTGAAGAAGGTCGCCTTCTTTGATACTGTCATGCAAGGAACGAATGACCCCAGCAGATTGTAAAGCTAAGTCATGCTGACGAGCCATAAAAAGCTCGTCAATACGGGGGATATAGGTGTATCGGGTGTTCTCGTTCTTCTCAAGGAAACGAAGCGAATATGCAAGGAGTTTTGTGGCATTTGCTGCAATATAGGTGTCCGTCATTGGTATGCCAGTCAACACGAAGTGGTCATCCTTACGCACCTGATAAGGCTCTGTCGCCGAAGGTGTCTCACCGTGGCTGGCAGCATAAGAATAAGGGAAGTAGAGTTGAATGAGGTCATCGTAATCACGCTCACAGGTAACCTCCCAACGGCCGCCAGCCACACGCTTCGCTTCTTTGATAGCAAACGACCTGCCACCGCAATGACCGTCACGCATGGAGATGGTAGGACTACCACCACCTTCCGTGCCCTGAGAGATAAGGTCGTCTAATAAGAAGTCGCTACCGAAGTCAGGGAGCGTAAGCTTGATGGTCGGAACATCATCACCATCTTCAAATACGCCGTTATCCTCAACCATTTCAGCTTCGTAGATAACATCGAAGCCTGTTCCTTCAATAGTAGGCTTTATCTCATCGGTATCGTCACTGCCGTCAAAAACCTTTGATGCTTCACGAATACCAAACTCCTTGTAGTTGACGGATAAGATAAACGGACGATATTGTTCTTTCGAGAAAAAGGCTTCATGCTCATCACCATCACAGTCTGTCCACTTGGCACGTCCGATACCATCTGAATTACTCTCGTCTTCAATGGCTGTTCCGCCATGCGCAAGCACCCAATCGTAAAGCGACTGGTTCGGGAAACCAGGAAGCATGAGGTTCGACACCGCCATGTTGTTCGGAAGATTGCTGGTGGCGTAGTCTTGGTGTTCAGAAGGAAACTTATCTTTACTGACACCGCCAACGAAATAAATGGTGTCATCAACAGCTATCGCTTCAGTGAAGGCGTTGATGGCTTCTTGGTTCGTTTCGTCACGGTCGTCATCGGCTTGAATGTATTCGCTGTAGAAACGACAGTTGTCAGAGTTATAGTCCTTTGAAACGTAACCCTTGACAGTAATATTATTGGCTGTAACCCTGACAATATAATTTGGATAATCCTCGGAGCCGGGGTTTGTTACAGAACGCCTGGTGAAGCAGTCTTTGCGGAATGGCAGATTGAGAATGAGGTCTGCGAAGTGATAGCCTGTTGTTTTTGCATCATTCTTCGACTCGGTGACAGTCGCAAAAACCTGTTGGTTGAGTGTCGCATAATACCTGACAGGCATATTCTCCTTCGAGCCATACGCATACAGCTTCGTGAGAACCATCTGCTCTGTATCGGCAACACGCTCTATCTCGTATAGTCCTTTGTCCTTACCATACTTGAAAAGGTGACCAGTGGGAAGACCCGCCGAACCAATAACGACGGCACGTCCACGATTGACGAAGTTCAGACCAAAACCACTCTTAATAAGCGAGAGAGAGTCCCAAATGCTCTGACTGCTGACACTGACACTGACATCATGCTTCTCGTCTTTACTGTCAAAGATAGGGGTTGTGGGGGAACCGTACTCGCGGATGAATATCTCTCGCGCAACGTCTTCAAGACCGTCGACGGTTCTCGCACGCTGCATGGTGCGCTCATAATTGGGAGTTACAAACAACCAATAGTCACGACCAGAAAAACCATTCTCTTTACACCATCTGTTTGTATTTGCTTGAAGGCGGTCGCAATAGTCGTCGATACTGGAAGCGTAAAAAGGAAACTCTGGAAGCGAGGTGTAGTGAAGCTCGTTGTCGTCTAACACATAATCGAGGAAACGTATCTCGGTGAGCTCGTTGTGAAGGGCATTGAACTTGATGTTGTCGTAAGTGAACCCTTCACCGAAAGTACCCTTGCGAGCCTTCTTGATAACAGACGGATTGTAGTTGATGACGAATTTTTCACCACGATAGATGATGTAATCGCCAATCTCAAAGTCTACAGGAACGTGACATTTAACGGATAGGGTAACAAAACATTTATCCATCCATGAGCCATAATACTCAAGTTCGGGGGCTGTATACTCAGAAACACTTTCGTTGCTTCCGTCAAGCCACTCGACATTGCGCTCATTCCCTTCCTTGTCGTATATCTTCCACTTACTCATTGTTCACCATTTTTATTGATGTTGTCATATCATGGCAACGTAACATCTGTCACAGGATCATTGACCTTAAACTTGATGGTGAAGACAAGAAACTCTTGCCCGTTCTCACTCTTCCATGTACCCTTATCGAAGGACTCAAGACGCACGTTCTGCCTTCCAATGCGAGTGTAAGATGAATATATCTTTAGCATCCCACTACGGAGATATTGGAGGAAATCACCAACACGCGCCCTTACATCATCAACCTGAGCCTTGCCGATGGCGGAACTCATCTTCTTACAGCCGAACTCAATATCAATCTCGTAACTTTCGAGATAAAGTCCACCTTCACCGATGTATTCATCATCACCGTGTTCGTCATTCCAAGTACGCTTCGCAGGAGATTTAACCTTCGACATTGGAAGAAAGGGAATATCTTTACACCATATCCCCCATGTGCTGACTGACTCCTTCACTGGATATTCGCTGCCATTGCCGTCAGAGCCCATGCGCTGCAAGTAAAAGTTCTGCCACTTCTCCATCTATGAAAAAAGTTTTTCGTTATCCTGAAATTATGCGTTGTTACACATCTGAAACTTTACCTTGCAAATATACGAATAAAATCCGTATAAAAATACAACATATTGGAATATTTATTCATTTTAATAAAATTTTTAACATATTATTTGCTTTTCAATAATAATGTCTGTAACTTTGTCGAATAAAAGTCATATTCTGACTTTTAGTTGGTTAAATGATGGGCGGGTGTAGTGATACACACCGCCCATTTCTTTGTTAGGGGAACTACTTTATCTGGAATGAGTTAGCACCAAGGATGTTCGAGTGCAACACTTCGTATATCCTGTCAGCTGCATCGGCATTCCTACGAGTGTTTTCGGCTACCTGCTGAAGCTGTTGCAACTGAGCGCGTGCAATAACGGGCATCTCCGTCTGTGTCTGAACGGCGTTCAAAATGCCGACAAGTGTCATTCGATTTTCACTTACATCGCCACGAATGGCATTTACATAAGAGAGCAACAACCCTGTTTCTTGTTCAGTAAAACCTCCTTGTATCACTTTGGAAGAGGTCTTGCTTTCACTTCCTTTCTCAATCACACCCTTACCTTCAAGTTCATTGAGAACACCAGTGATGACATCCGTCGTCACGTCGCCAACCTTTAGAAGGGCTTCGGTCAATCTCGGAATAAAATCCTCAGACAACTTTCCTTCTGTGTTGAACATTTCTTCACTAATCATCTTGTCGATGCCGAGCGTATCAAAGGCCCTTTCCATGACCTTCTTGGTAAGAATGTTACTCGTCAGGTCTTTCATCAGTTCCTTCACCTTATCCTTATAGGCTTCGGCTGCATCTTCACCTTTTTCCCATGCACCGACGATAACTTCCGTCAGCTGCGATGCCCAAGAGTGAAGGTCGATGTCATAGAGAGCCTTCGCCATGTCAAGACCGAAATTCTTGATACTCTCGTCCATCTCCTTCAGCTGCTGCTCGTAATCTGCCAGCTTGTCCTTGTCGGACTTCTTCTTTGCCGCTTCGTCATCATACTGGCGTTGTATCTCTTCGCGTTGCTTCTGGAGGTTCTCGTACATCTCATTGTAACCACCTGTAGCATAGATACCGCCAAGGGCACTCTCTATTGCCGACTGTAGGTTTTGGTAGGCCGTCGTCAGTGACCTGACATTTCTCTCGCTCTCCTCGATTCTTCTCTGCAGCTTCTTGTCGTGCAACTTGGCGAAGGCTGTGACTGGGGATGTGAATATTCCGACTGTATGGCTAATAGCACCGCCGACGTCTCCACTCATCGCGCTCTTCAAAGCATTGGCGCTTTCGCTGACGGGCGCGCCAAGCGCACCGATAGTGTCAGAGATGTCACTCCACTTATTTGCTGTATGTTCATGGCCGAGAGCGTCGAACATGTCACTCAGTTGCTGAGCGGACTGTTTCATTCCTTCGATGGCGCCTGTCACAAGTTCCATTACCGCAAGAATGTCATTTGCCTGCTGAAGCGACTCTTGCGTCCAACCAAGTTTCTTCTGCGCATCCCGAAGTTCTGTCTCGGCAAATTTCTTATTTGCCTGCGCTGAAATAAGACGCAACTGCGCAGCCTCTTTTTCTTTTTTCGTTGTGGCGTTCTGAATGGCACGGCGTTCCTTGTCGATTTTCTCTTGCTCCTTCTGAATGCGGATGGCTGCTGCTGCGGCTTTGCTATCGTAGACATTGCTTCTCTTTTCGAGCAACCCCCTCACACCTCCTGTCATCAGTGTCAGTGCGTCGCTCCTCACGCCGCGCATCTTCTGTAGCTGCTGGTCGATGTTCTTGATGCTCTTCAGGTACTTGTCGGCGTTTATCTTGCCTTCTGCAAGTTGATTGACAAGGTTCTCCTTGATGCTCATGCCTACGGCTTCCGCTTCGTCTGCCGCCATAGCGAATATAGCAGAATAGAACTTCAGGTAAGGCTCGCTTTGTTCAAAGGCTTCAACCTGCAATTTGCCGAGGTCGCGTTCCTTTGCAATGACCCGTGGGTCGTTCGCTCCGTAGTTCCGCCTCAAATCGGCAAGTTCATTCTCGGTATTGGCAATCTTCTCCTCGATGGTCAGCAGCTTCTCGGTGGCAGTAGCGACTTCGTTAAGGCTGTCAGTCCAGTTCTTCCTAATGTCCTTCACTATCTCCAGATAGAGCTTCAAGGCAGCTGAGTCTTCGCCGAAAGCCTTCTTCGCAGACTCATCACTGGCATCCCAGTCAGTGACAGGCTTACCAACCATCTCCTCCAATCGCTGACGCATACCGCGTGTCGCATCATCCCAAAGGACACCATCAGAGAAAGCATTCATCGCAAACTCCTTGTTCCCCGTCTTGTCAAGAAGACTCTTATACAGGTTCCACTGTGACGTGCGCTCCTGTATCTCCTTTTCTACGGCCTTCAGGTTCTTGTCGAGCTGTTCTTTTACAGTGTCGAGGTCAATGTCGGCCAATAGCTTACTGACACTCTGCTTATACTTCTTACGCTCAGTCGTATTCCCATTGATGGAGTCGCGGACTTCCTTTAAGACGTTTTGGTAGTCGTTGACAATACGGCTTCCGAGGTGTTGACCATCCTTACCTTTTAGGTCAGGGAACAAAGCCTCAAGTTTAACCAGGGCTCCCTCTTTTCCGTAAGTCTTCGCATATTTCTTATACTCGCTGTAGAAAGTCTTTATCTCCTCAAAACGCTCTTTTACTTTCTTGAGCTGTTCGTCGGTCTTATTGCCGCCGTTTCTGTGTTTCTTTTTGTCATCTTCAACTGACAAGCCTGTGTCTAAATGAGCTTGGTCTATAGCTTCTACTTCACTCTTTGACTTAGTGAAATCACCAAAAACACTATCTATTAAACCTTTGAGTGTTGGGTGGTCATCAATGAATTTCTTTACAGCTGACAGGTCTGGCTTAATCTTCCAATAGGTCAGGATTGCACCCATACTATCCATCTTCTCCTGTGCTTTCTTGCGAGCCTCCTGAAGTTTCTTTTCAACGCTCTGCACAGAGTCGTCGGCACTCAGCTTTATGTTGATACCATGCTTGTCGAAATAAGCCTGCATATCAGCTTGCCATCCAGTCAGTTTCTCCTCTGCCTCGACGTTTTCTAAAGCTGCCTTTATTTTAACTTGAATATCCTCTGGGAAAGACTCTATGAATTTTTGTTTAAGGTCTTCCTTTACCTCTTCTGGAACATTAAGGCTTGATAGCCACTGACGAACACCTTCGGCGTACACCTTGAAGTCATCATCTCCCCATGTACTCATCTTATTCGCATCAAGACCGGCAATAAAGGAAGAATAGCTCTCAGCTGCCAATTTGACGTATTCAATATATTTTGGCATATCGCTCATCACTTCCTCGCGCGTAGCCTTTGTTTTTTCCATCGCCTCGATGTATTTCATAAGGGCCTCTGAAGACTCGTAATACCGATCCTTCTCAATGGACGTTTCTTTGCTGTCCCATATCCAACGGGTTGGTTTAAGGGTGTTTTGGGCAAAACCGTATTGCTCTGCGGAACTTAATTCTTTAAACAACTCAGACCAGTCCATGTCGCGCATCTTGCTCTCTAACCATTTCCCGTCTTCTTTTAACTTCTTCTCAAGCTCTTTTGTATAGATGTCAGAGAATTTACCTGCAGAGTTACGAGCTACTTTCTCGTCAATGACTGCAGCACCATACTGCTCAATGTCCTTCTTCATGTTGTCGGAAAGAATACCTCCACCAACTCTGTTGGCGGCCTCTATATAGGCTTCAATAGAGGCTTTCATTTCTTCATAGCCCTTTGACAATTCTTTAGTCTTCCCATAGAGGATGGCATACTTTTTTTCCAGAGTGTCGGCAGCTTCAACCTCTTTCTGTATGCTTGAATAAGCACCAATATCCTTCAGGGCTTCCGTCATCTCTTTGACAGGTACAGCAAGGTCGTCTGGCTTTTTCTTGCTGAGAGAGTCGTATATGGACTTGATGTCACTCAGTTGGGCTGTCATCGACGAAGCGGTTTCTCCTGCAGCATCCCTTGCGGCATCCTTCTGTTGCGACCAACGGGAAAATATATCTACGACGGCTCCGATAGCAAGAAACGGTAGGAAAGACTTCATAGCCGCGCCGACGGCACGGAAACCTGAAGCCAACCCCATTAGGCCGACGCGAAGAACAGGGAACATAACACCTTGTGCCCGTAAGGTTGCCATCAGCCTCAACTGGGCAACCGTGAAGCGGCTGGTTGCCATCGCATTGCCGAGCATCGCCTTCGTTACCGTCCCACTTGAAGCCGCCTGAAGTAAGGTGGCTTCGCTGACACGCAACGTTGCGCCGGCAAGGCGGGCTTGCTCTACTGAGAGCCGACCTGAAGCTACGGCTCTTAATAGTTGCTCTCGCGTTATTGCTCCCTCTGTGGCTAACTGTTGAACTTGTGCAGCGGTATAGCTTTTCGTGTTCAACGCCAATACGCCCATCTGACGGGAGAGAGCAATCATTCCAGACTGATAGGCAGCGATAGATGCCTTTACAATACCAAAAGCACCCGCAGTAAATAAAATATCCGTTCCAAACCGATGCCACTCTTTTGCACCTGCCGTCAAAGCTTCGGCGATACCTTTCAATAGGTCACCAACACCACTTTCTGCTATCTCGCCGTACATAATATCGAAGGCGTCGCGAAGGTTCTTGTATTTCGCATTCAAGGCCTCTGACATCACCTCCTGCGCATTGTAGAACATACCGCCCTCGTCGGTGAGGTCCTGAAGCACCTTCTTGACTTCGTCATAGCCAATCTCCTTTTTCTTCGTGCGCTCTCTTACCTCCTTGGTGGTGATGCCGAGATTATCAGCCAGCTTCTGAAGCATCGGGACGTTACCCATCGCAAACTGACGGAGTGTATAACCGCTCAACGCTCCTTCCGAGCGAACGTGACCCAAAGCTAATGCAAGACGGCTGACTTCCGTTCCAGTGGCGGCTGATATGTCTGCAAGGCGTTTTGTCCAGTCAAAGAGTTCTTCGTATTCAAAACCATACGCTGTCAGCTGCTTCGACATCGTGTCAAGCTGAACGACACCAAACGGTGACTTTACAGCAAGGTCTTTAATCTTTCCAAAGACAACTTCCGCCTTGTCCATACTACCGAGGATGGCACCGATACTCAGTCGTTGCTGCTCCAACAGACCACCAGTTTCGATGATGTTGTTTAGGAATGACCTCACCCCCCAAAGACTAAGGTATTGGGTAGCCATCATCTGTAAGTCACCTAACAGGGCACCATGACCTCTAAGGGCTGACGATGCACTGTTGATACTCTCCATGAACTTTCGCTCACTATCCGTCAAGACGTTCACGGCTCTACTGTCATCAAGGACTTGTTGCCCATAAGCAATCAGAGGCGAATAGTTCGTTCCGCTTCCGAAAACCAGCAATCCAGAACCATTCCGTCCTGTGAAACTTCCAAGGTTATCCATGACACCCTTGAGCGTAGTTATCTCACGGACTATATCGCGAAGGGCATTTCGGTATTGCTCCAACTGAGCGTCATCAAACGTACCCTTACCGTTCTTAATAAGACCTTGCAACTGTACGGCCTGCGTCTTCAACATCTCAAGACGCAAACGTACTACCTCACCAGCCTCCTTGTTAAGGTTACGCTGAGTTTCTGCGGAGGCCTGTGCCTGCTTGTGTGCTGCTTGCGTAGCACGCTCCTTCTGCGCCGTAGCCTGTGCCTGCGCTGCAGCCTCGTCGTTATATCGTTTGATAATAACTTCCCTCAGTCTCAAGAGCTCCTTTTCTCTTTCGGCCTGTGCAGCTAATTCTGCGTTTCTTGTATGCCATGCGGCAGAATTGCCCTCTATTTCCGCACGTCTCTGCATGGCCTCGTTGTTCTCTCGTATCTTTTGTGCCTCCATTTCGAGACGATGCTGCCTCATAGCTATAAGTTCATTGATACGACTCTCTGCCGCAGCCTCTTCGTTGACGGCTGCGGTTATATCTTTGCGGCGCTCTAACTGTGCAGCAAGTGCTTTCTCTGCGTTCCACTGACTATCACTCATTCCGCCAGCGTTAAGCATCCCTGATATCAGGTCTCTAATAGCAACACTAACGTTACGCATCAGACCTTTATACCCGCTGCCAAGCACGCCGTCAAGCGCACCCTTCTCGCCAAGAAACTGTCCTTTCAAAGCGTTCAGTTTACCAGAAATGCCGTCGAGCATAGACATTAGGAGTCTGGCATGGGTGATTTCCTGTTGACTGCCCTTCTCACTGGCAGCACTGAGGTTGGCACGGGCCGTAGCTATCCTTGCCAACGCATCCTTCACCCGTTCCTGGTTCTTCGCATTTATTGCTGCAGCCTTGTCTGCATCATTGAAAGCACCCTCTATCTCTTTTACGGCTTCTTTCTGAGCCTTTGCACGCTCTCTTATCTGTTTATCAAGGCCCTTGTCCATAGCAGATGTGGAACTCTTTGCCTCTTTCAACGCAATGTCGGCACTCAAAGACGACAGAATATCTTTGACGGCAGTCTTGGAAAGTTGCGCCTCTACACCGATGTTCATCAATTTGTTGATAATGTCATCAAGTCTTGCAGAGACTTGCAATATCTTTGACTCATCCATCCCAAGGAAACCATCAGAACGCATCGACGCATTACGGGACAAGGCCTTATCGACATTCTCTTTCGCGGTGAGAAGTTTATATAAAGCCTTTTCCGCTTCGTTAATGTTTTTTGAAAAGTTCTTCTGTACCTGTTCTGCTGATAGCTTGCTGGTGTCTACCTGTAATTTCTGAATGACTTCTCGGAGGTGTTCGCCGTCCTTGGCAGCTGACTTGATTTGCTCTTCAAGCTTACCCCTCATACCCCACTCAAAATACATGCTGTCTTGTGCCATATATGTTTAACTTTGTTAAATTATTAAACTATTTGTGTGCTATTAAAATTTGTATCTCTATCTTTGCAGTATGAAACAGATAAATATGCTTAAACTGCTTGCAGTATTATTCGTTTTTTCTTCATGTACGAGCTCTCTTGAAAAGAAAGCCCTCAAACGCTGTACGATAGTCCCGACGGAAGCCATCGGTTACAAATGTGTATCTCTAAACTTCTCCGACAAGAAGGTGTTGTTTTCCGATGACTCTATTTGTGTGGTGCAATACACTGTCAATACTGAGAATTATAGCGGAGATAGAGAAAGTATGCGAATGGAGTACTTTATTTTAAAGACGCGAGGTACAGACGAGAAACCATCGAAACTATTAGAAGCAACGTATGTTTTGGACGGGAAAACGGCTTCCCTACTTGATAATGAAGCTTCGCAATACGAATTTTTCAAAAAATATAGTAACAAACAATGGCCCAGTAGCGACTCTGAAAGAAGTAGCTTCCTAAGAATGTTGGCGGTATTAATAAACTCCAAACACATTCAAGTCGTCGACGAGTAATCCTCTATACCTTACCATTCACAAAGTCCCCTAAGTTAACCGTCTTGCCAGCCATACTGCCTTCGTCGGCATTACGCTTGGCCCACGCATCCGCTAATGCGTCCATCTCACTGACATCGGCACGCCCATTACCCATGCCTTTCTTTTCCTTGCCATAGTCTATGACAGGCTGGTCCATCACCATCAGCTCTATCTGTGCCGTCGTATATCCCCACCAGTAATCGAAGGCCCTTATACCAAACCTGCGCTCAAAAAGAAAACCAAACTTCTCACTCAAGGAGTAGGCGGAGCCCCATCGCGTTCTACTCGGCCAAGTTCGCGTCGTGTCATCGTCATCATCGTGTCCATCACCCCTGTCGCTAATATGGTAGCCACTGCTAACGGCTCCGATTGAATTTTTTTTTTGGAGGCATTGAGTACCCCCATCACGTCCACTTGGTCTATATCAACCACATAGTACAACCAACGCCAATATATCCAATACCACAGATGCTCCAATAACCATGTGACAAGTCCGTACCGATGGTTCAGCAATATGCAAGCGACAATCTTTACATTGCGCTTCCAAGGGTCTTCCTCTTTCAGCATGATATGGGAGAACTTTCTCGTCACTCCGTTATGAAGCCAACCAATACAACGCTTCTTACCATTGACAACAACGGTCTCTGGCTCTGCCTCCATGAGGCCGTCTATGAGCTGCTGTAACTCAAACGACGGCTGTTCTATCTTCTTTTCTTCTGCCATGTTGTAAATTTAAAGGGGCAGCAGGGGACACCCCTACCGCCCCTCGGCTATCTGGGTTAAGGAGCGATTAAGCTGCCTTCGTGAGGAACAGGATGTCGGGGTTCGTGCCGTCGGTCTCGATACTTCCATTGAAGTCGAGGGCGAACACACCCTTGGCATCTTGGTCGATGACGGGTTTTGCCCACAGAGAGGTGTTGTTCACAACGAGGATGTTCTTCTTGTCTTCGCTGACAAACACAAACGTTCCGTCCACCTTGGTCTGCTGTAGCACAAGGCCCGTGCCGGAATAGGTAGCACCATTCACGGTCGCACCGGTGATAGCCTTTACAGCATCCTCGCCGTAAGCCATCTTCAGTACGTCGGTGTGCTTCGTGGGTACGCGGAAGCTAAGGTCGATGTCACCGGCCTCGGCACTTGTAACCCAGTCACCGGGAAGACCAATGACCTTGTAGTGCTCGATAGAGGGGTCACCCTGCTCAAGATTGATGGTGTCAACCTTCACGGGAAGGTCGAAGTCGGGAGTGATGGCCAGGGCAGACAGGTCACTCATATCAAGCTCTGTCTTCTGATACCAAACGCTTGCGATACCGCTGAAAACATCCTTCAGCTCTTTCTTTGTCTTCATTGCCATAATTGTTATCCTTTCTTTTTTGATTGTTAATAATCGTATAGTATGTTGCGTTGTCAGCGCAACCCGAGAGTTATACCATTGTAGTCATTTTTGCCTGTATGCGAGTGTAGTGATACCCGTTGCCGTCACTGCCTGCGTTGACAACCGTCCTCGGCCTCGTTATCTTGATGCCGAGTGTTGTGTCGACGATAGGAAATAAAGCGCGCAGACCACTTCTGAGTGTCTTCATCGGCTTCATATCGAACTCTTTAGGATTGGAGGCGGTCTTCTTGTCGGCGACGTAGATGTCAAACACGACAGTCATGTCGAGCCACCAATCATCATCTTCACCGAGCATCTTGTTTGAAACGGAGTATGGGAGCGAAACGACGATGAACTGTGTCAGCTTGTCAGTCGAGGCATTGGGCCTGTCATGCGGATAGACCTTCGCACAAACCTTCTTGGCTTCCACGCCCATCACTTTCAGTATGTCTTCAGGTTCTATCATAGCGTCAACCTAATTTAAATTGCCAGATATTTCCTCCTTTGCTCTCAATCACATTCGATAGCTGCAACAAAACGCGACGGGCGGTGTCCTTCTGATACTCAGCAACACTGACAACTCTGAGCGAAAACCCTTTTTGACGAGTCGACGTCCTTCGCAGCCAGTCCATCACCTCTTCATCGTAGAACACCTGTTCGGCAGTACCTTTGTATTTTTCACCGTCAATGTCGAAGGTGCGGCGTTGATAGGTCTTGTCGTAGCGTTGTGTTCCGCGCTTAAATTGGTCGCCCTCAATGAGAGTGACACGGATAGGCGACTCGACACCAGCTGTCGGCATGTTGGCAACAGCAACAGCTTTACCGTCGCGATAAAGACAGACACCGAAGGAGTTTATCCAGTTACCAGTCATGTTACCAAAGGCACTGTGTTGGTAATTCAAGGCATACTCCTTTGCCATTTCCATAATGGCAGGAAGTTGTTCTCTCAGTCGCAACTGAGCGGTGCTGTAGCAACGCTTTTGCACATTCTTGAAAAAGTGACGTATATTTACGGTCTGTCTTACCATACCTACTCTCCTACGTTCAGATTTCTGTTGTGCTGTCCATAGACCACCGAACGGTCGTTGTCAGGCTCAAAATCCTTTACCTCCCATTCTTCAGATATACTTCCCTTCGTGACATGCACGATGTCACCACTCATAGGGATAAGGTTATTCCAATGGTCAAAACGGATAGGGATAGAACACTTGCGCTTGTTACTGTCAACCTTCTTGTCACCTGTCGTCGTTGTGTCGGTGTAGGAACGTCCAGGGCCAGCATATACCACAAAATCCTGCGTGCTCTCCTCATCGGAAAGCCATTCACCCACTTCCCTGCGGATGATACGGATGTAGTGTGGGTATCGCGGGTTCTGAATGACGTTCTTTCTCATCTGATTTTTCGCGGTAATGGTACTCCGTCGAGGTCTCGCATGGCTGGCATGATGCCCCTTGAATGTACCCTAATCTTCTTCTTACCAAAGACACTCTCTGGCTCCAGTTCCTCATAGATGGCATTGGCCTCATCCATCAGCAGCTTCTTATCGTCCTTGCTGAGGGTGTAACCACCTTCCGAGTGGCTCCAACCGTTGTCGGAGTCGGACGTGTTGTTAACCTTGCCGGCTCCAAGAACAATCCATTTCAGAAGGTCGGCTTTCATCAAACGAAGTGTATCGCGACCCACAACCGACTTTTCCATGTCAAGTGGTATGTCGCGCTCTGAAGCTATATGAGCCACCGTCTCTTGAGAAACGGCAAAGTTCACACAGCCGAAGATATAATCCTCGACCGTGCGAACTGACTGGGTATCATTCTCTGCGCTCATGGCTTATGACATTCATGGATTAACCTTCACCGCCACCCTGTTCGCCATCGGTATCGTCAGCACTTGCAGGGGCGTAGGCAAAAGGTAGTTTCACGTTAACCTTCAAACCTGTGCTCACTTCTCCCGCAGCATCGACAAGCGTGATGTTCGTCGGAACATCAAACACGGTCAATTTCTTACCGTCGGGATAGGTGGCATCGGCAACATCAGCACGAACCTCCAGAGACAGCACGCCGGGCAACAGTCCGTGATTGTCAAAGACAATACGGATGTCGCCGTCAGCGTCCGTAACACCTCGTTTGACTCCGTCTACCTGACCACCTTCGTACTTCTTGTTACCATTGGTACGGAAGGTCAGAAGGAAGTCGAAGTCGGGAAAACCGACAGTATTACCTTCGCTGTCTTCGACATGCAGAAGCACATCGAAATCCGATTTGTAATTTACCTGTCTTGTAAAATCCATACGTTAGGCTGTTACAGTGGAGATATACATGTTGCGGATGAGGTTGGGAACACAGAGCTGAGCCATCTCACCGTTCACGTTGATGGAGTGTGTGCGAGGAACGTCCTCCTGCTCAATCAACAGACGGTTGCCAAGGGCGTAGGCAATCTTCTCGGGGTCGTAGCCCATTGACAGGGGCTGAACACCCTGAATCTTGCCAAGCAGACCAGTCGGGATGAACGCAACATTCTTCGGGTCGAAGTTGTCAATGCGCTCAGTGATAAGGTCGGGCTCGCCGTCGGCGTTAACACCAGGCTTGGCGACATAGGCGTAAGTCTCGCGGATGACGATTTCGTCAACCTTGATAATCTTACGGATGGCTTCCTTGTAGGCATCCTCGTCGAGGTCTTTGATGGCGTTCAGACGAACGGTGTCGTTCTCGATGGTACGATACAGGTAGGAAGCAAGTCGCGTAAGCACCTTGCTGTGAGTCAGCATGTCGTCCCACAGGTCCTGCGAGATTTCCATCTTCAAAGGACCGTTGTAGTGCAAGGTCTTTCGGATGGCCTTCACGCGAGTCTTCAGGTACTCAATGGGGTCTGAAGCAGAACCTTCTGTGGTGTGGTCGGCGTTCGTCCACCAACGGGCGTTTGTCGGCAGTACGTCCTTGTTGGCAGCAGGCATATTGAAGCCGATAGTGACTCCCTTGTAACCGCGAGGGTTGTTGGTGGCGTTGATGGTGAACTCACCCTTCGACACTACCTGATGACGCTGATGGTTCAGGGCGTTGACGAATGCCTGAATAAGACCATCCATACCTTCGTCCAACAGACCGAACATCACACTTGCCATCTCGTCGTCGAGAGCGGCTTCACCGAAACGCTGGGCAAGCTGCATCTGCTCACGCACAATAACGCGGTTCACAGAGTAGTACAGCTTCTGTGTCGGGATGTTACCCGTCTTGCCCTCGACAGCACCGAGCGGCATTTCATAGCCCTCACTTTCGGGGTCTACATAGGTAGGCAGCACAGTGGCACCAACCTTTGAAAGCATCTGCGCAAACGAGTAGTTCAGACTCGTGGGTGCAAAGTCGAAACCGTCGATGCTAACAGCATTGAATTTTTCTTCGTAGTGGTCTACGAAGGTCTGCATGTTCTCACCGTACAGGCCGAGCTGCACCATGTCGCGCAAAGAAACTGGAATTGTTCTCATATCCTATTTCCTTTCTTAATTAGTTACACACTGGCTTAGTCTATCACGCGGATGCTCAAGCCGTTCTTCTGCGTCATGCCCTTGACGGCGGCCGCAATAGCTGCGGCATCTTCGGGGGTGTCACCGAGCATGTAGCCGTAAATCTCACCTTTGACAATCACATTGCCCGTGGCAACAGTGCTTGCGCTCGTCACAGGAACATCCTCCTGCAAGAAGCCGATGATAGCGAGAGAGTCGATGCCAGCAGGGCTGTCGCCTGTAATGGCGGTCTTGATGGTAGCCCAAGGAAGAACTTTGATGTCTTTCTCGTCGGCACCAGTGGCGGTGTCCTTGACGATAGCCATGCCTGAGCGGACAAGACCTGCTGTCACGAAGTCCGAAATGTTCTTAATCAGGAAGCCGCCAGGAAGCTGCTCCTCAATGCGCCGCCAAACTTTGCGGGCATGGCCGACACCGAATGACTGGGAGTCAAACGTGTTGCCGGTCTGAAAAACTGCATTTTTCATCTTTCTTCGTTTTTGAAATTAAACAATCTTTTTACCTTAAAGCTTCTTCTTTGTAGGCAGTGGCATCACCAAAGATATTTTGTGGTCAGTCCTTCTTACCCCATCCTTCCTTGGCTTTCTTCTTCTCGAACATCGCGTCGAGTTGACTTTTGCCCTTGCCTCCATAGAAATTGCTTCTGTGCGACCGACCGGTGTCTTTCTTGTCAAGACCTGCTTCTTTCAGGTTCTTGTAGTAGTCCTTTTCGGTCTTCTTGACGAGGTCATCGACATCCACCTGCTTTCCGTCTTCCACGTCAGGAACCTCCAAATCGCGGAGCGTCTGCTTCAAAATGTAGTCGTTGGCTTCGATGTTGGCTTCCTTGAATTTAGCCAACAGACCCTTCTTCACATCGGCGACGGTCGCGTCCTTCGCTGCTTTCGTCGCACGCTGCCTCTGGGCTTCTTCCATCGCCTCGACTCGCTTTAAAAGTTTAGCGTAGTCGTCATCTTCACCTGTTTTGTCGTCCTTCGGCTTAGGGGTGGGATTGGGCTTCGGGTGAGCGTTCTTGTAGGCGGTCACTTCTTTTGACACATTACTGTGCAGGTTGCCGTCCATACGGAGCAGGCGTTTTGCCAGCTTGCTGACTATAGCCTTGTTAGCTTCCTCATCGTCGCCGATGTCTTCCAAAGCTTCGTCAAGCTCACCGTTGATGGTTTCTTCACTGAGAGTGGATGACAGCTTCTTTCCGTCACTTTCAAGGCTCTCGTTCACTTGCTGTAAGAGTTCTTCTCTTTCCATAATGTTTTTGAATTTTTGTTATCCTGAAAACAGTCCTTCTGTTTCATTGTTGCGGAAGTGGTGCTCGAAACCCACTTCGAGGATATGAACCTCGTATGCGACCATCACATTGCTTCCGCGATGTGCCCCACGCTTGGGGCTGAAACACTCTTTCGTTGCATTAATGATTGTATAAACAAGCCTTACATGCGCCAAAAAATTAATAAATATGCTAATTCACTGCAAAAATATGCAGAAAATTTGCAAAAACCAAATTTTTTTCTGTATTTTTGCACAAAATATTGAATATTTATACATTTTAGTCGAAAATGCCACACTTTTAGGAGGAGATAAGGGTGTAATGAGAAAGTTTTCTGGATTATTTTCAAAGGACGGAGAGCCTATCTTGACGCAAGAATACGCTCAGTCGTTGAGAGATGGCGATGATAGATACAATATCCTCGCTCAGACTGGAGGACAGGAAGATTGTCTTGCATGTCCGGCTCAGTTTATTCTATACGGCGGGAAAAGAGGGGCTGGAAAAACGTATATCTTGCTTGATGCCGCCATAGAAGATATTCAGAACAAAAACTACAGGGCATGTATACTCCGTAACGAAAAACCCGACCTGACCGACATGATTGAAGTGTCGTATGAGTTATATGGCCAGTATGGTGACTACAACCGCTCGCAGAACGATATGACATGGAATTTCAATAGCGGGGCAAAGCTGAAATTCAACTACTACGAAGGTGACTTCGAATCCTTCAAAAAGAGGTTTCAGGGAAAACAGTACGCTTATATAGGTCTCGACGAAATAACGCATTGTCCATACAAAAAATTCAAATACCTCCTTACCGACAACCGTAATGCATACGGCATACGGACTCACTTCATAGGAACCTGCAACCCTGACCCTGACTCATGGGTGGCCACATTTCTGTTTAATGGTGGATGGCTCGATGAGGAAACGGGCTTCCCAATACCAGAGATGAACGGTGTTATCAGATACTGTTACATGCCGGGTAACGACGTGAACGAAATTGTCTGGGGGGACACACGCGAAGATGTGTTCGAGGCTTGCAAAGAGGATATTATGAAGCACTGGCGGTCAGAGTTCGCACAGTACGGCTCACCGCAAGACTTGTTCATATTCTCCGCCGCTTTCGTGGAAGGTAAACTTGAAGACAACAAGAAACTGATGAAGTCTGACCCGACGTATCTTGCACGACTGGCCAACCAAGACGAGGAACAACAGAGTAGAGACCTCGATGGTAACTGGAAATTCCGCTCGGCGGGCGACGACCTCATAAAAATGGATGATATGCTTGCTTTCTACGCTAACGCATACCAAAACAGCGGGATAACGCAAGAAACTGACACCACACTATACGCTACAGCGGACGTTGCACTGCAAGGAGGCGATAATTTCGTCATGTGGCTGTGGCAGGGATGGCACATCAAAGATGTATACGTCGGAAGGTTCGACTCTAAAACACTTGTCGATGTCGTTAAGGCAAAGCTCGTTGAGTGGGGTGTGGAGGAGGAAAACTTCGCATACGACTTTCAGGGTATCGGACAGATACTCGAAGGACACTTCCCTGATGCCGTCAAATTCATCAACCAGGCAGCACCGATAGCAGAAGACAGAAAACAGGAGGATGGAATAAAGAAATTATATAAAGACCTAAAAAGCCAGTGCGCCGTGCTGACATACAAAATGTTCCGCGACCAAGAGTTGTCTATCGACAAACACATACTCGACCGTACGTTTGACGGACATGGCTACGGTAAGACAAAACTGAGGGACATCCTTATGAAGGAGCGCAAGTGCATACGTCGCACGAAAGAATCAGAAGGAAAGGCGTTTCAGATTATATCAAAGTCTGACATGAAGAAGATAATTGGACACTCGCCTGACTTCTTTGAGTCCATCATATTCAGACAGATATTCAGACTGAGAAGAAAAAAACATAAGAGAGCAACCGGCACATGGTGTATCTAATAAAAAACAGCATATATGGATAACAACATTCTCAACTACAAAGAAATTCTCGTTCGTGAGCCTTTTTATGAAATACTCCCAAGTGGATATAAGGCACACCGTACCGTCAGAAGGGGGCAAAAGGTGTTAGAACCTAACGACAAACCTACTATGAGAATACTGACACAGGCGGATTTCCTGCGCATGTACTATCCGACGGGTCACGCCATCAATGACCCTACACTCTATCCTGACATAGTAAAGTATGACAAGGAAACGAAGAAATATTACGTCCAGCCTATCATGCGCACAGCATTTGCTTTTCAGAAAATCATAGCTACAAAGCAAATCGTGCACATCGTTGGTAATGACGTTCAGTTTGAGCTATCAGGAAAAGTCGAAAGTGAACTCAAAGAGAAGCAAAAGCAACTCGACCTCATCACATTCAGACAGGGATGGCTCGACATGGACATGGAGTACCATTTCTACGAAGCAGTACGCTCTATCAAAATCGTTGGCGATACCGCTGTGGTGGGATATTTCGACGAGAACGGAATGGCGCGTGCGCGTACATTGTCTTATCTCAACGGAGATACACTGTACCCGCACTATAAGGTTGACTCCGACGAAATGGAGCTTTTCGCTCGTAAATACTACGACATCGACGAAAACGGAAAGTACACCACAGAATATGTCGAGGTGTGGGACAACAAGTACCTTTATCGTGCAAGAAAAGGGATGAAGGTCAACGCAGCCACAAAGATTATTCAGCGCATCAAAGAGGTGTTCGGTATCTCTGGCTACGAAATATATGAAATAAAAGAGCACGGCTTCGACTTCTGTCCCGTCGCATACTACAGAGACGAAGAAGGTGCGTGTTTCTTGCCTTCTCAGGCCACCATCGAGACTTACGAAGAAGCGTTCTCATACTTCTGTGAAAACAACAGAGCTTACGCATTCCCAATCATGTGGTCTAAAGGTGACGGCGTTCACTTTAATGCGGATGAACTGACGGGAGCCGTAAAGTATATAGAGATTGAAGATCCAGACGGAGAAGCTGGGTTTATGAATAAACCAGACGTATCGGTAGCCTTCAACACACAGCTGAAAATCCTGTATGACATGATTTACGAGCAGTCATTCGGTGTGAAGCCGCCTGAACTGAAGTCGGGTGACCTGCCCGGTGTAGCTGTAAAACTGCTGTTCTCACCGGCCATCGAACTGGCTATACATGACTCTCAGAAGCTTCAACCATTCCTCAACCAGCTCATACATATCGTCAAGTATGCCTATGGCTTCCAAGAGAATTGTCAGGCATCTCTACTGACACTCAATATCAACGCATGGATAGAGCCATACATACATCAGAACCTCTCGGAACTCATGCAAAACCTCGCCGTCGGGGTTCAGAACGAATTTATCAGTAAACAGACTGCTTCTGAACGTGCATCCGTATATGCCAAAAATGATGAGATTGAACGTATACTGAAAGAAGACCTCGACAAACGTAAGCTCGACTCGGAATTTGAACTCGCACAAATGCGGCAGCAGACAGAGAATGAAATCAAGAAAATCAAAGCTCAGGCCGGTCTTAGCGGAAACGACATCAATACAGGCTACGGGACAAAAAGAGGCAGACCAAACAGAACTGGTGAACAGTGGGATGAGTCTGGAAACTACCCTGGACGCAACGGATGGCGAAAGGGAGAAGAACATTAAAGCATTACTATGGATATAACAGTATCACCAAAGACAAGTAAGCTTGCACGGCAATACAGGTTAAAACCCCAGTGCCTCGCTTTTGCTGACCTCGTGGCCGTAGGGTGGGAACCGGAAGATGCTTGGGCCGCCGCTGTGCGAGAGGGCGTAACATGGACAAAGACAGCACGAAACAAAGCTATCTCTGACCTCGTAAATTCAGAATATGTGCAGGACAGGATAAATGATGTTAGAGCGGTTCTGAGGAAAAATCAGGTAGAAGCCGTAAGGAATGCTACGAATAAAGAGAAAAAGGACATCGTCAGCGAGGCTATGTCGAAAGAAAATATGCTCTATGACCTACAGACAGCCTTGACGAATATGTCTATCGGCTCAAAAGAATGGCTCGATACGAAGAAGATGATTATCGACGTGACACGGATGAAGCAGGACGAAGTGAAGGATGATGCAAAAACTATCCACCACTTTCTTCCGATACACTATCCAACGGGATGCCAAGACTGTCTGTTCTGTAAATGCGATACTTGTAAGTATAAAAAGTCATACAAAGAGAGCGAGGACTAATCCCCGCTCTTTTCTTTGAAATGCTTCTTGCACGCAAGCTGGCTTAGCAAAACACTACGGCTCTGTGTCCAATACGGACACCTGCCAAGCGTAGGCTTCCTGCCGTGCACTGTCAGCGTAGGAAAGTCCGTTACCTCGATGACATTCGCACAATCTCGACAGTGGAACACTACTGCCGGAGTAGATACAATCCTACCGACAAATTTCCTGCTTCCTGCCATATTGAGCAATCAACAAAGAGTCACAGGTCTGCAGGGTGACTCTCTTTCCTAACGATGAGAACAGACGCTGCGCGACGGCTTTCAGTTTGTTTTTATGCTCTCGCTTCTCTGCAGCACTCGACTTGGTGATACTCGACGAGCCTACACCATATACTTTCTGCCATTTCTGTGGTGTCACATACTCCGTGGGTATCTCAAAGGCAAGAAGACACATTTCAAGCCATCCGCAGCCCTTGCCGAAATTGAAGGCGGAAGAGGCACCTTGACCAGGAATGCCACCAACTTTCTCTATGTAGCAAACGAGTCTGTCGTCAGGGTTGACAACATAGTTCTTAAACTCACGAATGGTTAGAAGAACATCCATTGCCGTCTCTGGCATGTTGACAACACTAATTGGGCCTTTTTCGCTGATGACAGCCATACCGCCCTTCTTTCCGGGGTCTATACCAAGAATATATTTCATGTTCCTTGCCCTCTTAATTTGTTAATGGCTTCTGCTATCTTACTAAGGTGGTCCGTTATCAGTGTGTCATTGAGAACAGGGACAAAGTTCGGCAAGTCACTACCGTTTTCCAAGGCACACGCAAGAGAGTCTATGAAATGCGTGATATTCGCATAATCCTCGATAATATCGAGAAATCTATTGCCTGCATCCATCACTCACCTCCCTTCTTTTCACTCAAACCCTTACGCTCCATGAGCGCACGCAAGGCTTCACTCTTGGCTTTCCAATATTCATTGTCACCCATGACGGTGGTGTCGGTATACATCATCGTGAACATGTTACGGAGGGCATTTGCCCCTACCTCACCTCTACTCCACTCAGCCTCGATAAAAGCATACATCGTACTGCCGATGACGAAACTAAGACTCCATCCACCGCCGACAGTGTTGACTACCATATATGGCAGGACACCACGACTGAGGTGTTTGTGCACGTCAAACGGGACATCCGTCATGTTGCGAATGGTGTTCATTTCTTTCTTGCTAAGACTCTTGGCAATCTTGTAGTACTCAAAATTTCCTACTTTCTCCTTCTTTCCGAAGGGCATCTCTCTTCTCTCTTCCATAGTCATTGTTTTTGATGTTTATATAACTTAATTGTACTCCATTCGTCGTAATTCGCAATACCACGACTCTTGTCGTAATAGCTGACAAAGACACGGGCACCATCCTCAGCCGCAATATCCACATTGCTTCTGTGGCGCATATAGACCGTTGCGGCAACAAATCCACTGAAGACGATAAGACCACTGCAGTCACCAAGAAAAACGTAATAGCCGTTCTTGCCTTTGATGTCTACTTTCTCGTCAAGGTAAATATTATGCCGGTGCAGGTCTTCCTTGCGAATATTCTTACGGATAAAATCAAGCGTAGGCCAGTCTTTATCAACAGAAAAGTCAAAACCTTTGATGAAACGCTCTATACACATATCAATGGTGTCGTCATCAGACCAAGCGTTATACCATTCGTCGCAGAGACCGACACTGCGGGCCATCTCGCGTAGCGCGATATTCAATTCCTTATCTGTCATATTTTGAACTTATTATATCTTCCTACTTAATTTCATATTTATATTCACAACAATCCTAAATTCCACAAGTCTTCCGTTCACGGATGTTTTGAACACGCCCTCGACAAGATAGCCGTCTTTATCAAGAAACGATTGAACAAAACACTTTCTGAAAGCACTCATACAAGGACTCGGCTCAACCATTACCAAAGAGTTAGGATGGTCATTCACAAACTTAGCAAGACCAGCCTCTGTTAATGGTGATAAATCCTCTATAACTGTTTCCGAGCCTTCCCAAAACCTTGAAGTAACATAAAACGTAATCATATTCTTACTGTATTTAATATTGCAAGTACTTCGCCAAAAATATATACATACTCTGCACCATCAGGGTATTGTTTTAATCGTCTTCCATTATAAACGTATCTCTCTCGGTGGCATCCTCCACAGGCAAGTCGGCATCAGCAATAATAAACGGACGCTTCAAAGCCTCGGCGACACAGCCATATACCTGATAGTAGATACCATCTATCCTTCGCTCCTTATAGAAGCCATGACCGTTCGCACGGCCAAGAGTCTGACCTATCTTCTGTATCGTCGGAAGGTCGGCGTTGTTGTCACGGCAGAAATTCTCGATGCTCTCCACCATGTCGCTGAACTTTATCCATGTGCATATCTCGTTGCGCTGGCGGGCCTCCCAACGAAGACCATAGGAGTTAATCCATGCCACAACAGGGTTGATACCAAGCTGTGAGAGCAAAATCTGACGGCGGTTGCCTTCTGAGTCGGGGAAGATAAACTTACGACGCTTCAGTTCCTTCGCACCTCGAACTATCCAGTTGAAGATGCCAGGGTACTCAGAGACAAGCTCTCGTGACAGATTTGGGTTCTGCTTCTCCTTCGGGATGACATACTCAAAACTGATAAACTGAAGGCGACGGATGAAACCAAGGCTCTGGTCGTCGGAATACGGAAGCTCATTGAGGTTGAAGATGAGAAATGGAATATTATAGTTCTCCTTCACGTTCTCACCAAGCTTGCGGACGGTAACACTCTCACCGCTGACGATACGCTTGAAGACACCAGTACGCTTGCGACCAAACGAACGCTGGTCAGAGTCAGAAGACCAGTTGAAAAGGGCATCACGCAACAGAAGGCGTGCACGCATACCTTCGTCACCGGACGCCGTGAGGTCGTCATAGTCAAGGCCGCTGATGCGCTCTTTACCGAAGATGCCAACGGCGGTATCATAAATGGTACTCTTGCCATTGGCACCACTGCCGATGAGTATCAGACATAGTTCTATCTTCGCTGCTGCCTTTCCTTCATAGGCGTTATACACAGAACCACGCTCCATAAGGCCAAGACCGAGAAACATTTGTAGTATGAGGCGTGAGTTGCGGTCAGGGAGTACCTCGTGAAGGAAGTTCTTCCACTTGTTACACTTCGCAGTCTCGTTATACTCATACGGATGATAATAGGTGACATGCCACTCGGGGCTGAACGGGTAGAAGCGGTAGTCTTTGAGGTCAAGAACGCCATTGAGGAAGGCGACAAGGTCTGGACGTGGGTTCAACAGATTGAAGTAACGGATGATGTTCACAAAATACTTCATACAGATAGAACGGTTGCCAATCATCGGGACTATACGCAGATGCTCAAGCAAAAGGTCGTATGCCATCACTATCAACTCTTCCTTAACAATGACATATATCCTGCCGTCAAACATATAAAAGTCGTTGTTGTAATACTTCACAGGGACAAGTTTCGCCATGCGGCGTATCGTCTCAATGAAGCCAAGAAAGTTGTTCTGATACTTCGCACCAAGCTTCGGCCCCCAGCCACCACGGTAGTCCTCAAAATTGATGTCTGATGTCGAACAGATACTCAGCATCTCCGCATATAACTTATCTATAACGGTACTATCTCTCATTTCGCTGTCTTGAATTGTTTAAAATCATCGTATGTTACATTGAATAAGCCGACCTCACTCGGCATACCAAGAAGAAACTCAAGGAAGATATTCGTCTTCCTCGGATTATCACCAATACGGTCGTCAACCAACAAGCAGAGGTGATACCACCAGTCTGAGTCCGCACACGCATCCTCGGCCTCGTCTTTCAACTCGTAGATGGGAAGAGCAGACTTCGCCGCCCACTTCTTCGCCGCAACGATATGACTCATCATCTGTTTGAAGTTATACTTGTCAGTCTGACCGAAAGACACACCGAAAGGACGTAACTCCGACTCGGCATCCATCAACAGAGAGTTCGCAACATCGGCGAAGACAAATGCCATGTTATTGAGAACCATACTACGCTGAACACGCCGACGAAGACGCTCTCGCGACTGACCACACTTCTCTACCATGTGATAACGGTCTATCATCTGGTCGATGTCCGCATCACGCTTCGCTATAATCTCTTCCTTCGTCATATCACTTCGCTCCTGTGTGACCATAACCGCCACCACGGTCTTTCGTCATATCCAACTCATCTACACATACCATCTCTACGTCAGGGACGTCAACAATCTGCATCTGTGCAATACGAGTACCTTTCTCAATGTAACAGTGTGCAACAGGGTTCATCTTGTGAACCTTGAGAATGACACCGACACTATCACGATAGTCTTCGTCAACAAGGCCGCGAATGACATCAGCATCGAGAAGTGTACGGCTCTCATAGTCACCAATCCTATAGATGGCGTCTATGCCACGACAAGAGAAACCACTGCGAGGCTGTATCGTCGCAGCCTTGCCATGAGGAAGCTCCAACTGGAACTTCATGTCGATAACCTGACGACCTACATGAAGCTCCACATCTTCCGGCACATACAAATCATACGCCGCAGCATACTCAGAACCCTTCGTGGGTATGATGCCACCATTCAACTTAATCTTTACCTGTTCCATGTTATATATTTCCAAAAATCTTCATGTGAGAATACGCAAAGTCTATAGCCTCGCCCAGCTCCTTCGGGTTCGGCATCCTGTATATCGCAGGCACATTCCTATCCCTTCTGTACCTGTTCGCCTGCAACAAGACCGCCATGTGGTGACGCTTCTCTTCCTTAGACACATATTCATCGGTGGTACACAAATCAGAGCAGTGCATACAACCGCCAATAGGTTTGTCCTGATGCGGACAGATACCCCACCCGTCGGTGTCCTCATACCCGAACCAACAGCAACAACCACAGCATTTCTCTTTATCTTGTTTCATACGTCGAAAACTTTTGGGATGACCTTGACAGGGAAAGTGTTGTCTTGCACACAATCTGGAGCCCAGTTGAAGTCAAGAACATTGCTTTTCCCTTGGAATTTCTCGTCTTGGCTGTGGAGTTCGGGCGCAATCAGTTTCATGATGCCCTTGTAGTAGCCAAGGCTGTCGGCTTCGTCGCAGTTCTCATCGAAACGCTCCATACAGATAGAGAACACGCTGCCCCATCCTGTTGGGTCGTTGACTATGACGGTTATCACGTTCTTTGCATCACTGATGAATGGCGAGACGCCTGTGTAAAACTTCTTCTTGTAGTGGCTGTAGCCCCACGGGAACAGGATGCTCAGGATTTCTTTCAGTCGCTCCTCTGGTATGAGGTCGATTTGCTCTTGTTTCTCTTCTTCTTTTGCCATATTTCTTTCAATTTTCACACGATACACTATTAATAATAATTATCTTATAGGAACAACATTCGGAGAAAAATCCTCCAACGCCGCAATAAAACTCTCCTTCGTCTTATATACCTTCTTGTCTATACGCCAATGCCTGTAACTCCTGCCACTACTGCCATCACTACGCAACTTGACATGGTCACAAAAACCTAAACGACCACCACAAGAAGCATATGACGTCATATGCTCGTCACGCAAAGACAAGTGACCAATCAGACGAAACTCTAAACTGTTGAACTCACTAAATGTCATACCTCACCATGATAACCTAATAACCAAACACGAAAATCCATCACCTTACCAGACTTAAAACACCAGTCACGCCAAGACTTATACTCAGCGTAACTCACACTATGCTCAACACAGTAAATCAAATCTGACATCCCTAAGATTACTATACCAAAGTAATCCCATGTACCACCTACCTCGTCTATCCAACTACCAAGAGATTTATCCAAATCCCATAAACTACACAATAAACCTACCCACTCATCACAAACTTTGTCATAACGAATGCGTAAATCCTCCGAAGATGACATAATTAACAAATTATGCGAAAATAATGTGCAAATGAAGGACTATGAAGAACCTATGAAGGATTTTATGAAGGATTTTTTTGCGATAAAACACTGAAAATCAATGAAATAAACAACGCACAACACAAAATGTACGCTCAAAACCCCACCTAAAGATTTTCAACTAACCCCGGTACACATTATTTATCTGTCAGAACCCAATGCAAATTTACAAAAAAATCATGTAAATCGTTCATAAAACAACCAAAAATCCTTTATTTATTATACTTTTTTAATAACTGAACCTTCATAAAAATATTTTTAAACATTCATAAACATGAAGGATAACGACGTTTCTGAAAAGTGTTAGCAAATGTTAAATTGACAGCTGAGAAAAGCGTGAAACAAAAAAAATTGGGAGAAAAAATTTTTGAGAGGTGACCATCGCCTTTTTGACCCTCTTGGCACCCGTGGGGTGGGGGTGTAAAGATTTTTGATTGTTACTTACACTTCGCCATATAGAAGTGCTATTTACTTTCAGATTGTTACTTTTTGCCGTTTCATACTACATTATGTTATATAATATAGCGATTTTTTGCTTACAATTAACAAATTTTGGTAAAAAACCTTGACAAAAACCGCCCTGCGCTTCCCTCACGCTTTCACTTCATGTGAAAAACTTTTGACAAATTAACGATTTATTACAATTTATGTGTCATTTGTAAAGATTTTTGTCAAAAGTTTAACATTTGGCACTGAATATTTAACTTTAGCCTTATTTGTTTACACTCGTTAACATTTAACTAATTGATTTTCAATTAGTTACGCACTTTCAGTTGGTGTAAAAATAGGGTATTGTATGTTTCGATTTATTGTCGTACCTTTGCAGTACAAAATTAAAGAATATGTTTAACCAAAAGGAGCGGAACGGCAGCAGGCTCGCTGGCAATGTCAGAATTTAGGCTGTCACAAATATTATGGGTAAAACTAAAGAAACGAAAGTCATGAATGTAGAAAGTGTAAAAACAGCTATCGAAAACGGTGAGGAGTTAACGTTATCACAGACGATAAACGCTTATCTGGCAATTCACGCAGTGGAACATTACTGCGCTGCCGTTGGTGCAAATGTGGAAGCAGTGCAGAAGTGTTTAAATTTGTGCCAAAAGGAGGAGGGAGTTTGGTGGCTCTATACCTGTCCTGCCATTGACGGCACGAACTCCGACGGCACGCAGCAACCGACAAAACAGGAGTGGAAAGAAAAGAACCCTGCTGCCGTAGAAGTGGGAAACATAAACGGGAAGTGCTGGTTTAAGCGTCCGTTTGTCATTGGTGACGCTCGAGGTGTGCGCAGTGTTGTTGCTGCCTTAGACAATTACACCGAAGCAAAGCGGACTGCAAAAGAGCGTGAAACGGCAAAGATAGCAGCCGCAGCCGCAGTGCTTGGGGTTGACGTTGAAACGTTGTTAGCTCTGAAAAAGAAGTAAGAAACGACACGACACGCACGAAAGCAGGGAGCACTTAAAAAAGTGCTCCTTCTTTTCTTTCGCACTTTGTCAAATGTAGCTTGAATTTATTTCAAACGGTTGCAAGCCCGAACAAATACAGAGCAGACAAGTAATAACAATTTAAACGAACGAACATGAACAGAACAGAGAAAATGATGGCTGAGCGTATGAAATGGCGCATCGGTCGTGGCGCAGGCTCGGTAGAGTTACAGCGCAGTGAATGGCTGAGGAAAACGAGAGCCGAGAGAAAACAGGACAATTCTTCCGTCATCCTCGTTGTTAACGGATGGCTTGAGTATCACCCGCAGACGATACGTCAGGCAAAAATCGAGGGACTGAGCATTATCAATCAGTTACGAGCCATGCCACACCATAAGCGTGACATCCTGACGGCTGAGGTTTATGACAAGAACACAATGATAAAGTTATGGGAGGCAGAGCGATGAACGAAGAATATTTCCTGTATTTCGGCAGCGGTGGTGGAACATGGCTGCCTTGCGAGAGTATTTTTGATGCTGTCAGACAGCGTGACGCATACGCAGGGCGTTGCGGTCATTCTGTCAAGGACTGGCACATCATTCAGAGGTTTAACGGATATTGGTTCGATATAGTATGAAAAAGATATATGAATTTTTTAAGCAAATAAGATTATGTTACATATAGTTGCTGAGCGGTTCCTGAGAATTGCAAACCGCCATTTGAATGAGTCAAAGATTTGGTCGGAAATATCGAGCAGACAGGAAGATTTTTTCGGCAAACGATACGCGAACAGGAAAGCGAGTGAGCATTTACAGATGGTTAAATACTGGTACATGGCAATCGACAATCTACACTACAAGAAAGGAACGTGGGCGTACACGTTCTGAACAACACAGAGCACACTCAGTACGATAACTGAGTGTAATGTGGCTACCGATTTATCGGTACTGGTTGCAAGCCCAGACAGACAACATTCAAGCGGTTAGAGCGTATGCCGAGGGGCGCAAGTCATAGCGGCAGCCGTTACGCAGGTGAAACCGATAGCGAACGAAGACACATGGTGTCGGGCGTCGTGAAAGGGGAGTAGCCGAGAGGACAGCAGCCTGACGGCTGAAATGGTGAGCGACATGTCTACGTCCCGGTTCCTCTTAAAAAATCATATTCTTTTAGATTATTATCTCATCTCGTGATGAGAGTACGATAATAGCCGGATGGCTACTTTCCGAGAGCGACTGCGTTAGCGCAGTACGATAAATCAGCGGATTTGTCGTGGTGGTTCCCGCCAAAAGTACGATAATTCATTTAATCACTTTAGCAGATTATCGGGTCGTGTGCTTTTTGAGCAGTACGATAATTGCCTCGTTTCAGTCTGATTTGATGTCGGGCTGGGCGTTGGTTGAGAGTTGTGTTGTTCGGGTACGATTACGGCTGCGTTGAAAGATATTACGGGTGTAAGACCCACAGCATAAAGAATGGTTGGCAGAGGATTCAAAAACTGCCATTATCCCACGGTTGCGAGTGAAGATGCCGAAAGGGTCTCGCAGGAGAGAATGAAAACGATAATAAAAACGAAGTGGGAGAGACTACGAGAGCAGTACGATAATTCCGTATTGCTCTTGCCACAACCCAACTAAAAGTTATGAAAAGAGTACTTTTGCATTTGCAGGCATTGGCATTATTTCTTCCGTGCCTGCTCGTTTTGAGCGATGGGCATTTCCTTGTGAATGTCCTCGGAGTTGTTTATGTGGCGGTTTTGTACCGCCTGAGTAGTACGAGAAAGGGAAAGAAATTCTTTCTCAGATACTACCATGAAATTCTCCGTTTGGAGAACATGATGTAGTCTTTCGCTGTGCATACCTGTCGGTGTGCGCAGTACGATATTTTTCGGGTATAGATTTTTGAAGGCGAAGTCCTCTTGAGCCGTCCCGCCTGTGTTGTGAGCAGGGAAAACGACTGAAAATCGGACGCACGGAAGGAAAACCGTAAGACAATAAAACCTGAGCGAGTCTCGTAGGGGAGTGCGATAATACTCTCCTCTATTTTATAAACCAACTAAAATAGAGTTATGACAAATTATCGTTGCATCGTGACCATGAAGAATGGTTCACACAAAATCGTGCGCATGGCAAAGAATGTCATGGCACATGTAGTTTATGAGTTCAGAAAATATCAGCAGAGCATATTCAGCGACATTGTGTTGCTGGAGTTGCCGGCTGACGTATGGTTGTTGCTGAACGAGGTAAAGAACCTCGTTTTTATCAACGAGTACACGGGAGAGAAGCTTGAGATTGCGTAGTCTTTCGGGAGTCTTGCATGGCTCCCACAGTTTAACCAATTAAAAGTTATGAAAATTTACAAGATTGTGCACGACCCTGGCGGTTGGTGTGTAGCCTATTTCGCAGGCTTGCACGAGAATGGCGAAAGCCGTTGGCACAGAATTTCCAACCTCTACATGTACAGAGGTTGGGCTCAGGCGTTTGCTCGTAGGATGAAGATAAAAGTCATCAACTACGAGAGTTATTTCAAGTAGTCTTTTCGGCATGGGTGGGTTTTATTCGTTCGTTTGCCCGCCTGTGCTGACTATGTTTAACCAAAGAAAAGATGATATGAAGTATTTCAGAGTAAAAAAAGAGTACGATAATGTTCGCAGGAACGATGTCGACATATTGGTACAGAATGAGTTGTATACAGAACGAGAGGTAGACAGGTTCAAAATACCTAAGAAGTATCTCGCCGTTGTCAACGTACGGAAGAACGACACATATTGGTTTTTCGGAGCACGTTTCTCGTCTGATGTTCCATATTCATCCTAAAGTCTCAGCAGCCATAAAACGGCTGCGCTATTGTTTAACCAACTAAAAGTAAAAGAGTATGTTATTTTTTAAAAATGCGTTTAAGAACTACGAGGAGTTCAAGGAACTCTTCGGAGTACAGGAACACGGCAACGGAGAGAAGTCTCGTAGAAACAAAATCCTTCTGTCCTTGTATAAAAGCAAGGACATCTTGCACATGATGGCAAATCAGAAGGAGGTCTTCGAGAAAGGCGACTTTCGTTGGCTCTGCCGAAAGGAGTACCCGATGGGTGTAAGTTTCTACGACATAACGAGCATGACCTCGTTAGGTTTTGAAATTATGCACCTCCTCAAGAATGAGAGTTCTATGAGAGGTGTCTACTACCTTGACATCCCGCTTCTCGGGTCTGTAAAAAGTAGTCTGTTTGAGTCAGACGACTTTCACGGATTGTGCGAGGATGGCGATGTCCGTTCCATCCGCTACGTCAACGTAGAGCGCCAGCGTGTCTTCAAGATGCGCGCAGGAAAATTCATGCGTAAGCTGATTGAGGAAAACGTGCGTCTCGACCAAATTCTTCCCGAGCAGGTGAAGATATGGTTCTGTGAGGATTTTGCCGAACGTTGGAAGGCGTATGCCTCCAACGAAATCAACGACGACAGATATACGCTGTTTGTCAACGACAACTTCGAGGACATCTACGACAGCGGACGCTGCCGAGGAGATTTCGGCTCCTGCATGGTCAATGATGGCTACTGGACTTTCTACCGAGATAGCGTGAAGGCGAAAGCCGCCTATCTGGAGGATAAAAACGGTGACATCGTCGCCCGTTGCATCATCTACACCGAGGTGCACGATGGTCTTGGAAATATCCTCCGCCTTGCTGAGCGTCAGTATTCGTCAGATGGTGACGAGACGCTGAAACGTTTGCTTGTCATGCGCCTCATCGGGGGTGGTCACATCGACGGCTACAAGCGTGTTGGTGCTGACTGTCATTCGCCGAAGGCGTTTGTCGATACCGACGGCAATGCGCTGAAGAATTGTGACCTTTGGATAGATTGTAATCTGAGAGACTACGATACCGTATCTTATCAAGACTCGTTCAAGGATTACGAACCTGACGAGTGTGTTGCAAGAAATTGTGACTCGATTGATAACCTATCCATCACGGATGGGGTTTTCAATAGAGGCGAGTGGTCTGAGTACCACGATGAGTATATCTCCGAAAACGACGCATATTACGTCGAAACAAGAGATGACTATTTCTATTATAACGAGGTAGTCAGTGCCAGCGTAATGCGGAATGGTAGGTATTATTCCGAGTACTGTTTCGAGGAAGACTGCGTCGAAATCGGCAATAATTATTACTACGCCGGTCACAATGCAGAGGACTACGAGGACTATGGCATCGGACGATGCCCTGAATGTGGTAACTACTTCCTTGAAGACTGCGGGCATTATTCAGATGTCACAGACGAAACATACTGTGACTATTACTGTCTTCAAAAGGCAGAACAACGTTACAAGGAAGATAACTGGTTCTACTCAGAGTACGACGATGACTATTACGAGGACGGTGATGAAGTTGTGACGGCATGGAAGTGGGATTTTCTGCTCCACCGCTATGTGGAAACATCCATCCATTGCGACTCTCTCAAAGAACTCTTTGAGGTCAATGAGGCTTCCTATTTTGAAGGGAGGTATTACCTCGACAAAGTCGGCTTCGACGGTGAACCTGCGCACATTGCCGCCGCCCAGCTCCATGTCGCTTAATTAAGTCTCTAAGGGTGTGTCTTGCATGACACATCCGCTATATATAAACCAACTAAAATTTTATAGAATATGAACAAAGAATTATTATTCAATTTGTATGCCATCCACTCTCCGAGTGGTGGTGAGAAGAAGATGCGCAAGTTTATCAAAAGGTACATCGCACAGAACTGCGGTGAGGTAGAGGTCGTACAGGATGCTCTCGGCAATCTGTTATGCACGAAGGGGGTCTCTGACACCTATCCATGCCTTGCGTCGCACATCGACCAAGTACAGCATAAGCATTCTCGTGATTTCGTTTGTATCGAGTCACAAGGAGTGGTATTCGGTTTTTCTCCGAAATGCCGCGAGCAGCAGGGGCTTGGCGCAGACGACAAGAACGGAATTTACATCTGTCTTGAATGTCTGAAAAAATACGATGTCTTGAAAGTTGCCTTCTTTGTAGGTGAGGAGGTTGGATGCGTCGGCTCTTCCGATGTAGACCTTACGTTCTTCAAGGACTGCAGGTTTATCGTTGAGCCTGACCGCAAAGGTCACGCAGACCTCATTACATCCATGTTTTGCGGTGAGGTATGCTCCCCTGAGTTTATAGCAGCTATCGGGGGTGACAAGTTCGGCTATCGCGAGGAGCATGGTTCCATCACCGATGTCGGCGAACTTGTCGAGCGTGGTGTTGGAATATCCTGTCTGAACCTGTCTTGCGGCTACTACGAGGCTCACACAGACCAAGAGTTCACGGTTCTGTCAGAACTTGAAAACTGTCATCATTTCGTTGAGACCATCATTGAGACCTGTTCTGACGTTTTCCCGTTTGAGTATGTAGATAGATGGGGATATTATAATGGCTACGGTGGCTATTTTGGTGGCTTTCATCACTATGATGAAGAATATTGGAACGGAGGGTATTACGATGAGGATTTCGACATGATGACAGAAATCCTCCACTCACGGCCAGGGATGACGTTTGAGGAGGTTTCAACCGACTATGGTATCAATTTCTACACGCATAGGATGAGCGAATTGGAAGAAATCTACAATGATGTCAAAGCCCTGATGCGAGATGAAAAGAAGAAAGTCTCTTGAGGTGTGTGTGGCGGGAAACCGCCATACACTAACAATATAAACCAAAATATATAATTATGAACGAAGTGTATATCATCGAATTTGAAGCCTACCACCATTATAGTGGTACGGATATGGAAAACAGAACCGAAAGGGCTGTCTTTGGTGTCTTCGACACAGGGCGAAGAGCCATCTGCTATCTGCGTCGGTTTCTTGACGAGAAAGATAAATACTTAGAGTATTTTGACCACTATCTGAAAACGGAGGAAGATAAAGCTGGCTATATGTCGGCAGAGGCTCGCCGCAGGTATCGGAGTGAGTGTGAAAGCTACAAAGAACTCGTGACGGAAAGGTTGACGATGCGACGTATGCGTATAAACGAGCTCAGAGCTCCGAGTGAAGAGATAGTCGACCTGTATTGTTAGTCTCTCATGTGACCTGTATGGTCACAGCCAAAAAATAACCAATATGCAAATCAGATTACAATTCATCAATGGTGTCTTCATGCCGACGGATGCCGTCAGTATACAGCGTCTTTCCGATACAATCAGGAGAGAGTACATACCGGAAAGCTTGTTTGACAGATATTCGCCAGTTCTCGTAAGAAATGGTTACTCACTTTCCGTCGCTGGCTACAATCCAGAACCTACTACTGTGCCTCTTCGTACAACGACGGGATTGTGTGACAATACAAAGCCCGTCTCTAACCCATGTACGAAATGCCATCTGCGTGAAGTTTGCGACAGCGACGACTGCGGTCGTAAACTGTTCAGTCTCTTTAGCCGTAGATAAAATACGGCACGAAACATAACCAATTAAAACGAAGTGATATGAATAACAACGCATGGAATTATTACAAGAGAGAAATCAGCCCCGCCGTTTGCAAGCTAAAGGAAAAGGTGTGGCCTAAGCCGTTTTGGTATGAGGTGTGGATTGACCTCGACGAACGTTTCGATGACGAGGTATGGCCTGCCATCAAAGGCCTGCCCGTTGAAGCAGCTGCAAAGTATGTGCTCGACTGGCTTATTAACCAAGAACGTTTCTATTCTTCTCCGAGATACTATCAGATGCTTGACAGATTAGTTGCCGCTGCTGATTTTCAGCCGGCGTAGTCTTTTATCTCCCCTTGCATGGGGAGAGCCATTAACCATAAAAACGAAACGAATATGAAGAAATTTATCCTGACGTATGTCGGTCTCAGCGATTCCGACTACGAGGCCAACGGCTACTCAGAAGCATTCCTCTTCGACACCATTGAAGATGCGAGACAACATTTGAAGGTGCTTGCCGAGAGTGAACGTTTCAACTGCGACGACGAAGGCTCTGAATACGAAATTCTCAAAGACACCGAGGACGAGTATCGTATGTCGTGGAGCGGGCACGGAGAGCAGATACGCCTTCAGATCCACGAGGTAAATCTTTAGTTTTAGTTGGTTGGGGCGAGGAGGAGAGATACCTCCCGCCCTTTCTATTAACCAAAATTCAAAAAGTATGGCTTACGCAATTTCACTTCAACAAAAAGGCCAGATTGTCGGGTATTTCTGGCTGACGAAAAAGTCTGCAAAAGTTACCCGCAATCCACACAAAAGACATGGCACTTTCTCTACGCTCTATGAAGCATTCAGCACTTTAGTATTTGATGCGAGACTACAACAAGTTTACGAAGGTGAATTTTCAAGACTATGCGGTTACAAAAAGAAAATTGTAGAAGTTTAGTGTGTTCAGGTGCGGCTATGCTAATACATGACTGCACCTACTATCTAACCAAAATGTAATGAATATGACACGAAAACAGATTTCGGCAGCAGAACAGACTCTGCCACCGTACAGAGAGCGTAGTGCAGAACAAGTGACGTTGGCAAAAGAACTGCGTTGTCGCAACATGATTAACTCTCTCATGATTTACGGCAACATCAACAGCCCGTATAACGAACAGACAAAAGAATTTAATTTCTATTTGCATGATTATGTTTCAGGCGATGAGTTTTCTTTTCTTGGAACCAAACGTGTTCTTGAATTAGTTCGCGAGCAGCAGGAGGATTTTAAGAAAGCCAAAGTGAATAACAGTGTCTATGTGGATTGTGAGGGTTGTTCTTATAACTCATGCACATGGGCTGATGATTAGTCTCGTATGTGGTGATGTCATCACCACAACCACGTCTAACCAAAAACTTTGAAAATATGATTAAGCAGTATGTAGTATTCGGAGATTATGCGGCAAACGCCGCATCCGAAGGTAATTTCACGAGAGTGAAAAGAATTTGCGAGGACTCACCGAACTCCATCGGCTACCGCACATTCAAGAGTGAAGAAGAACGTCAGGCGTACCTTTGCGGACTTGAAGATGCTACGGGATGGATGGAAAGCTATCCGCTTAGCACCGACGAAGTAAAAAAGCTATCCAAACGGATACGTCTGTCGGGCATTGAAGACCTTGCTGACAAATGGTAGTCTTACACCCTCTATGTGAGGGTACGATTGTCTAACCCAAAACAAACGGATATGAGTCAAGAGAAACGTCACATTTGGCTTCGCTGCGGCATGACCATCGAAGCCACTCCCGAGGAGGCCGAACGTATCATGCAAGGCGACTCCATCACTTTCGACAATGTTCTTACCGAGGGCCGCTACAAGTTTGTCGGCGACAGTTACATTCCCGCCTGCGAGGTCGATGATTACAACGAGACATACGGAACGACTCACCTGAGCCGAAACGTAGAGTTGTAGAGTGTCTTTCGCGCCTACGGGCGCACTATTATTAACCAAAACCTTATGATTATGAGATTACAAGAGAATTTCCAGAATGTGCTCTCCTATGCCGCAGGCATGGAGGCATGGGTAAACGACAATCTCCCACTCGGTCCGCTGAAGATGACGTTCGCATCAGACTTCGCCATAGCTGATTGGTACGGAGCGAAAGAGGTAAAGGAAACCTACGAGCGTGTCAAGGCCGAATGGCTCAGCAACTACAAGGCATTTACTGAGGTTGTCATTGCACTGAACATGCTGTCATGGGCGCACAACACGCTCATGAGGCAAGGTATCGACGGACGTGAGCCGTTCATCAACCTCTATGCCGAGTTATATTATCAATCGAAAGACGACTTCTATGCCAAGTACGAAGGCAACGAGGAAGCCTGCGACTACTTCTTCGAGATGACCGATTAGTCTTTAACCCTCTATTATAGAGGGTACGATGTTTAACCCCTAAAATTAAGGAATATGCCAGAAACAGTTAAGACCGATGCAAAGCGCATCAACGAAATCACAGGCCGTCCGATGGCCGAGTGTGAGAACCAGGCAATGCAGATTGCCATGTGTGTGAAAGCCATGAAAACTCGCATCGTCGAGTTTTACTTCATCAAAAAGGACGGAACGACGCGACAGGCTTTCGGAACCCTTCAGGATGACATCATCCTGCCTCTCATTAACAGCGATAGTAACCGCCCTGCCAATCCTGACCTCGTCACTTATTTCGATACGGTGGCACAGAACTTCCGCAGTTTTCGCAAGGAGAATTTTAAGTCTTACATAGCATGATGCGCGACAGGGAAGGAAAAATCATTCGTGTTGGAGATTGTGTGCTTTGGCACGACCCAGACGAAGAAACGCGGGATTTAACTCGCATTTGGGCCATAGATAAAATCTGTGGAGATAACGAAGACTCCATCATCATTATCTCTGATGAGTATGGGAGTGAAGCGGATGTTTTCGGTCACGAACTTGAACTTTATTGTTAGCCTCTCTGCCCACGTTTGCAGGCGTGGGCGCATTATTTAACCAAATTTTTCACGAATATGAGAACCTACACATTTAAGACTACCGCAGAGCAGAAAGTGCTCATCAAGAAACTTGTCGAAGCCATCGAAGCCTGCCGCAAGGCCGACATCCAGTTTTTCACAACCGACGGAGCCAACGAGCTGTTGTGCTACAACTCCACCGACTTCGACCAAGGGCCAGACACCGGTGACAATCTCTCAGGAGAATGGCAGGAAGGAACCGACCACCTCGGCTATCCGTGCAAGAGGTGGGTACTCACTGACAAGGCAGAACTTGCCGGATGGATGGAAATCCCCATCGCCGACTGCGACATCATCGACGGCGAAGCTATCGGCGTAGACTTCGTGTCGTGGGGTTGCTGCAATGACGGCTTCTTCGCCCACAAGAAGCAAGTTTAGTCTCTCAGCCGTACTTGCATGTACGGCGCAATGTTTAACCAAATAAATATTATGAAACTATGTTACCAAATCAATTAGAAAAGTACACCAATTACAACAGCTATCTTATCGGCTACAGGAAAGGACAGCATGAAGTCAACGAGCAAAGGCTGATGAAATTCATCGGAGTTCTGATAAAGAAGTATAAGAACCCCTACATCAGGTTCATGTGGGTGTCAAATGCAGACAAGCCGATGTGCGTAATTTATTCTGACGTCAAGAAGATGGAACGTGCAACAAAACTCATCCCTTTCGATGAAGCGGAAAATAACATCACGGAGGAGGGTGTATGACGGAATACAAACAGCTCATCTATAAGGTTGAGGACACGTTTATCCTCGGTAAAACATTACCTGTGGTGGCTATGCGACAGCTGCCGAAGTTGGCGGAACAGTTTGCGGCCCTTCCAGACAGTCCGCTGTATATCAACGGAACACAGAAAGCAATCGCGTCTGGTATTATGACGTTCTATAACACCAATAAACGCTTCATGGATGACGAACAAGAACTGTTTGAAGCCTTCAACGTGGCGTGCAAGATGCACCATCACAGCAGATACACGCTCAGACTTTTTGAAGCGCGTTAGCCTCTCGGAAACCTGCCACAAAAGACAGGTTTCACCATAAACCAAAACCAAAGAAATATGAATGAACTTGTAAAAAACATTGAGTCTTTTGCATATAAGTATGGCAAAGAAAACAAGCAGGTTATGCGTGATTTGTTAAAGTATATTATCGGATATTTTAACCCTGAGCGAACGCCTGACACAACATGGAAATATAGCAAAGAACAGAATGCTGAGTTCCATCGGATGATGCAGCAATACTTCATCCTCATGGGTGAACAACTCAAGAAGAAAGAGTGGTATGACGCATGGGGTGACATCTTCATGTGGTTCACACCAAAGGGAGGCGCAAGAGGGCAATTCTTTACGCCTGACAATATCTGCGACCTCATGGCGCAATGCAACATCAATACAGACACAGAACCGACCATCTTGTGTGGCGCATTCGGAAAGAGAGTGACAATCAGCGACCCAGCCGCAGGCTCCGCACGAAACCTCCTCGCATCACACGCACGCTTCATTCGTGATAATAAGCGAAAGCCTTATCTTGTGGCCGAAGACATCGACCTCGACTGCTGCCGCATGTCAGCAGTCAATATGATGGCTCATGGATGCTTCGGTGAGGTGATATGCCACAATACACTCGCTGACCCGAAAGGACTTGTAGTTGGATATATCATCAATGAAGGCCTATACCCAATGCAACCAGGCATCCCTACCATCAGAGTCAAACACGAACCACAATGGTTCGTATCACTACGCTGAGTCTCTATCATCTTATTGGCAGCAATAAGATGGTCAAATAACCAATTAACAATTATTACGACTCAACCTGCGACACAACAAGTGACACAATTAACACATTGTGTTACAAAGGGTTACGATTAATGGTGACACAAGCAGTGACACAGCAAGTGACACAGCAAAACACCAAAACCCCTTAAAACCGCACTTAAAAGTCTGAATTTTTGTAAAATTCCTTTTATATACTTTAATTGCCGTATGAAAGTGACACAGCAAATGACACAACTAAGTTATTATATATCAACTTGTTATGTAAAGTGGTGACACAGCAAATGACACAACTAAGAAAGAAAAAAAAGAAAAAAGAAAAATAGAAAAAAAGAAAAATCCCCCCACACCCCCTTATAAAGAAAAAATAGAAAAAAGAAAAAATAAAAAAAATAAAGAAACTCTTTGGTCAAAAAACCGTTTTTTTTGCTTTTTTCATAAACGGAAACCAATCTATCCCACAAAACGTAATCGTATTATAAAAATATTATTAACTTTGCAAACGATATGGACATCATTATCAAAGGACTCGACTACGAGCAGATGCGAAAGTTTCGCAACGCTATATCATACGGATATTTCAACGCCTACGAGCTAAACCCGCGTGAATGGCGGCATACTTTCGTCGGCGCGTTTATCTGGAAATACCCAGGGCGCGTGAAACTGATGAACACAATTCGTCAGATTGTCGGACATGTACCAACATGGGAAGACATGGATGAAACGACACTAAAAGACCTCGTAGAAGAACTCAAAGAGCAGGGTCTTGCACCATCAAGTATCTACACGATGTGCTCTGAACTGAAAGCTGTCCTCAACAGCAACTACAAACGCATACCATGCAGCAGAGAAGATTTAACGCAAATACTATCGGTCAAGAAAAACGCATCACAGGCTATTTATCTGACACGAGAAGAAATGCAGCTAATCGTTGACTATAAGCCAGTCGGCGAACTTCAGCATTATGTGCAAAGAAATTTCGTCGTTGAAATGCTGACTGGCGCACGAAGGGTAGATGCTGAAAGACTCACACTCAACAACTGCGACCCGAACTCTGGCATATTGTCTTATATCCCACAAAAAACACCAAACATCATCGTTCGTGTACCCATCGACGAAAGAATGGGTCTGAGAAGGTTCCTCGTTAACACAACAAGACGGGAAACGTGTGCAGACGTGTTCAACGAAACACTACGCATCATCTGCAGAAACTGCGGAATAAACGACATGACAACGGTGACAAGGGCCAACAAGACGATTACCACGGAAAAGTGGAAACTTATATCGTCACACACAGGAAGACGCTCGTTCGCAACAAACCTGTTCCTTGCTGGCGTGTCATTGGAAGACATCGCCATGATGATGGGACACGGAAAGAACATCGAGACAACGAAACGTTATATCTGTGCAGAACGTGCAGCAACGCCCGCCGTAATAGCTTATTTCCAGCAAGTAGACGCTGATAAGCAGTCCGAGCAGTACAAAAAAGCATACAACGATGCCATCGACGATGTCTTTGAGATACTTGACACTACGGCAATGCTCGACAAGGACGGAATTATATATCGAGAGATACATGCACTCAAAAAATAACACTATGGAAGAATACAAAAACCGGCACCGCCCACAGGATGATATACCCTATGAGCGCAGAATGTTCTACATCATTCAAGACTACCGAAAGATACTGGAGCAGAACGAACAACTTGCGGCTTATTGTAAAAAACTTGAGAAAGAAATCGAAAAACTCCGACAGAAAAGTACGGAGCAAGGTCTGACAAACAAAAATTTAGCTGAGATATGCACAAAGCGAAGCAGAGAAATCAAGCGGCTGAAAGCACGCATAGATTGGCTCGAAGAACAACTCAGACAATACGGACAGCCTCAAGGCAGCTGATGGCGGTATTAACCGCCACCTGCCACATATTCAACCACACGATTAACGGCCATGTCAATCTTACGCGCGTTACGCCAACTCTTCGAGCAAAATCCGCCTGCGACAGGTTTAATGCTTTCATTAACTCATCAATTCTGTCTTTAACTAAAAGCTCATTCATACAGCAGCATATTTATTGGTTTATATGGTGTGCTAAATAACGTTAAAATAATACACAAAATGTGTGCTTTTTCAAACGAAATGTGTATCTTTGCAAAGTCGTTCTATCACAAAACAACAAATACATACAAAAAGTGTGTGCGGATAAACCGCTTGAGTGTTTCAAATACGATGCAAAGATAAGGAAAATTATTAAAAACGCCAAAGAATTTATTTAAAAATATACAATAGAAATGAAAATTACAGTAAACGACATTAGGGCAATAAAGCCAAACAAGCCTTTAATATCGGCTTTATCGAGCAGATTGGAGTGTAACACAACCCGCAATCTCGTATCTTACGTTAACTTGTCATATCCAATAGAAGGATATAAATACAAGTGCCACGTCACAAGTGAAAACGTAGTACAGATTTCTCTCGTACCTATCGAAAGTGTAGATAATACAAGAGAATAGAAATATTAATCGCATCATTAGATGCTGCCAAAAAAATATAATGCTAATATGAAACAATTATTCTTCACGCTCATTCCGATTGTAATGAATATTTATTGCTGGATAGTTATCTATCGGGATGCTAAAGATTTGACAAGCCTATGGAAGTAAAGACAGTTAAAATCGACACGAAAAAATTGTGGATGTCTCAGAAAGAGACCATGAGGTATCTTGGGGTGAGCAATGACTGGCTGAAAGAAAAAAGGCTCAGTGGAACACTACATTACTCTAAGGTTGGAACGACCGTCTTTTACATTAAGACGGAAGTTGATAATCTCATTAAGAGAAATGCCATAACAGGTATTCCTAATTTCAGAGAAATCGTATAAACTCTTGATAAGCTCATATAAATTACAATCGAGTTCTTTCGCAGTGATGCGCGAGAACTCACCACGGATGTCATCTAAACCAGAGATGCAGCTTGCTGCGAGGTCCGATACCTCGGCATCCACAAAAAAGAGTTCTTTGACTTGTTGACACAAAAAGGAAAAGAATTAACTAACGTGAGTTCTAATACTCACAAGTGATGAACATTCATAAACGTCTGAAAAGGCAGACGTGGGGTGAAAGTCCCCTGCGAATCAGAACCCAAAGGGCGGGAGTGAAAATTGTGGTTTGATGTAGAAAGACCATAGGAGCAACAGGTTGGTAACGACCATGAGCGCGGGTTCGAGTCCCGCCACTCCCACTATAAAAACGAAAAAATGAAAAGCGAAGTATATAACACAGATTGTATTAGCTATATGCGCACATTACCAGACAAGTGCTTCGATATAGCTTTGGTCGACCCTCCTTACGGCATTGGTGAGGATGGGTTGTCTAATCATAGCAGAGGTAAGTGTGCGAAAGCAACGAAATACACCGCGAAATCTTGGGATAAAAAACCAATGCCGAAAGAATTTTTCAACGAACTATTCCGAGTTAGCAAAGACCAGATTATCTTCGGTGCAAACCACTTCATCAGTCGTATGCCTTACGACTCTTCTTGTTGGATTGTGTGGGATAAAGATAATACGGGGGATTTTGCAGATTGCGAACTTGCATGGACATCATTCAAAACAGCTGTCCGTAAGTTCAGATACAGGTGGAACGGAATGCTTCAAGAAGATATGAAGAATAAAGAGATACGAACGCATCCAACTCAAAAGCCGGTTGCATTGTACGCATGGCTGCTGAAGAACTATGCCAAGGAAGGCGACCGTATCTTCGACCCTTGCATGGGCAGTCAGTCGAGCCGCATAGCAGCCTATAAGATGGGCTTCGACTATGTTGGATGCGAACTGGATGCTGAATATTTCACAAAGGGCTGTGAGCGTTTCGACCGCGAGTGCAAACATGAATATAAAACTGAGGACGGACACACAATCAAGCAAATGACTTTATTTGGCTTATGAGTTATATCGAACAAAAGAAGGAGTGGCTTGACGAACACCCGAAAGCCACACTTGCCGAGGCTTGGGAAGCCGGCTACCTTCAATCAACGGATAATTGGTGTAAAAGAAAACGTTAATTAATAACAGCAAAATTATGAAAGCAGTAACATCAAAATGGTTTATCTGTACCATCGCCTACGAGAAGACTTGTGAGGACGGACTACAGAAAAATGTGAAAGAACTCTATGTCGTTGACGCTCTTTCGTTCGCTGAAGCCGAGAAGCGCGTGACAGAAGAAATGGCAAACTATATCAGTGGTGTCTTCGGAGTTGTGGAAATCGACGCTGCACCGTTCAGCGAAATCTTCATTGACGATGAGCATCAGGCTGACTATTGGTATAAAGCCAAGCTGAAGTTTATCACCATCGACGAGCGCAACGAGAAGGAGAAACTTACCACCGTCAACTATCTCGTGCAGGCTTCTTCATTCGAGGCCGCAAACAAAAACATAAAACAGGTGATGGATAAAACGATGATTGATTACGTCGTATCTTCTGTCACTGAGACCAAAATCGTTGATGTGTTCGGACATGAGTAAGGAGGATTATTACGCCGACCGATATGACTATGAAGCCTTAGCCGAAGCGTATGACGAAAATCAGGATGAAGAATGCAGGGATGAATATCTCGACCCTGCATTCTCATCATTGGAAGAAGCCAACAAAATGTTTTACAATTAATCATAAGAATTATGCCAATACTTAAAAAAGATGATTTAACGCCTGAGCGTCCGGTGATAATAGTCCTATATGGAACACCTGGCGCAGGCAAAACTTCGGTTGCGACAACCGCAAACCAACCAATTCTCATCGACAGTGACAGAGGCTTCGACAGAGCAGTACAACGTATCGACACACTAACGGCTTCCTCGTGGGAGGAAATCGTGGCCGAGTATGATACTCTGAAGGGGTACAAAACCATTATCGTAGATACGGCAAAAGCTATGCTCGACGATTTTCTCGCTTCCTATGCCGTGCAATGCGACAGCCGACTGCGGACAAATTCTTTGAAGCGTTTCGGGCACATGGCTGATAACTTCAAGTTATTTGTTAACACCATTCGCTCGTATGGCGCAGACCTCGTGTTTATCTGCCACGACAAAGAAACACAGGATGGGGACAATATAAAACACTCACCCGACTGCACTGGACAGTCTAAAGACCTGCTCGTCCGTATCGCCGACCAAGTAGGATATGTTTCAGTCGTCAACGGTAAGAGAACTATTCAGTTTGAACCACAAGAGAACTACGTCGGCAAAAACGTAGCTAAACTCGGAATGAAAGAGGTTCCTGATGTAACGTCCTCTGATTTCAAAACTTTCATGGATGGTATTATTACGGAAGTGAGAAAGGCCATCCAAAACAATTCTGAGGCGCAGCGTGAGGCTAACGAATTACTCGAAAACCTTAGAACATCGCTTGAAGGTGCTGTCAATCCTGAAGATTTCGATGCCTGTCTCGAAGCACGGATGCAACTGCCGTCACAACTTCGCAGGCCCTTCGCCGCCGAGGTAAACAAGAAGGCGAAAGAAAAGGGGTTCATCTTTGAGAAGACAGACGGTAAATACAAAAAAGAAGCATGAACAAGAAACCAGTCATTCGCGTGACGATGATTGAAGCCTTCAGACGCTATCTTGAACAATCAGAATATGCAAACTATGAGATTACCGAACAGTCCGTCATTGACTCAGTAACAGGAGCCTTTAAGGGCTCAGTATACACGAGGATAGGTACTGCTGTTCACCGAATTATCGAAGAAGGAAATCCTGTTTGCAAGAAGGTGTCAGAAGGCGTGCGTAATTTTACTTTCAAAGGAAAGCCTGCTACGGAGCCTGTTCCATGCGGGCGTTCCTTTGATGTAGAAGGAAATGATGTTGTTCTCGACATTATGCAGATTAAAACCGCATTGGCATATCGAGAGGCATACCCTAATGCTTTTCACGAATTTCGTGAATACAAAGATTACGGGGATTGCGTCGTTACAGGGTGCGCAGATGTCATCAATGGGACCGAGATACGAGATATTAAAAATAAATTCTCGCAAAATTTCTCAGACCAAGACTATATAGACTCGTGCCAGTGGCGGTTTTACATGGAGTTGTTCGGTCTCGACACCTTTCATTTCGACTTGTTTGTATTCGATGGCTACGATGCAGATAAACATGGCTACGACGTGAGAGGACTTCCGTTTCACCGACACGACCCTATCACCTGCTACAATTACTCATTGTTGGAACAAGACAACCGTCGCCTGCTCTCAGAATTTCTCCTGTGGGCGAAGACGAGAGAATTAACCCAGTATTTAACATTTAAAGAAGAATAAAAATGGAAATAAAAGGTAAGATAATAAAAGTATTAGAAGCAAAAAACGGAGTATCGACAAAGACTGGCAATCCGTGGGCGATGCAGGAATATGTCATCGAGATACCTGGTCAGTTTCCTAAAAAGATTGCGTTTACCGTATTCGGTGAAGACAAGATAAAGCAGTTTAATATAAAGGTTGGCGACGACATTGTCGTTTATATTGATATTGACGCTACTGAGTATAACGGTAAGTGGTACAATCGCATAACGGCATACAACGTAACAAGGGATAGAGCCGCTGAACCACCACTACCGATGCCGACAACGGAAAACACAAACGACCTCCCTTTCTAATAGACAATGCGCTACGATTTGAACAATCCGTTGTCCGTCACAGATGCTCGCCTGAAGCTTGAGTGCCTTATTAAACGCAAGGCGGTGGTAGAACTGACAGAAAAGAAGCAGCGCACTCTCTCGCAGAATGCTTACCTCCATGTTCTGTTGTCCTACCTCGCCTTGAGAACAGGTAATACGCTCGATTACGTCAAGCGCAACTACTATAAGGTACATTGCAATCCAGAGCTGTTTATCATCGAGAAAGATGATGAAGTGTTGCACCGAAAGGTTAAGACACTACGGTCGTCTACAGACCTGACAAAAGAAGAAATGTCTCTTTCGATAGATAGACTACGAAACTGGAGCCAGCTTGAAGCTGAGATATATCTTCCAACAGCCGAAGAAGGACAATATCTCCGTGAATTGGAAATGCAGATTGAACAAGCGAAACAATGGTTGTGACCTTTGACATATTTACATACAAAGTGTACGATGATATTACAGCGTGAAGACCGCTATCGCCCAGTGTTGTCTAAAATATGTGTTATATCACAGGCGATTAAGTTTTCGGTGCTTATGTGCCGATGTAATTCAAATGCAAACTTTCGGGTAGGGATTGGCCATACAAATCCCCTAAGAATTTCCTCCGTAACTTGGCGAGTATAAAGCAAGGTGCAAACCCATATCCGTACACTTGCATACAAAAATTGTGAATATACAGTCAATGAGTTACATCATAAAGATGTTATAGCCCGTGAGGGTCGTTATATTTTGTTATGTTTATTTAGTGGTTAATTTTAGTTTAGTCAGATTTAGTTTTTTTTTGCCCTACAGCGGTAGGGCACTCTGGACTCTTAGCTCAGTTGGTCAGAGTAGCACACTCATGATGTGAAGGTCGTGGGTTCAAGTCCCTCAGAGTCCACAAAAATAAAAGAATTGGTAATTAAATTAAAGGAGAAATAAATATGAAAGCGAGAATAAAGAAAACAGGTGAGATTATTGGGATTGCAGACTATGCTACCATTACTCTTGACGCTCATGATTCTTGGGGTAATCCGATAGAAATGAAACCAGAAGATATAGAACTAATTCAAGAACAAACAGAAGATGAACATTGGCAGGATGTAAGAGAACGTGCTGCCATTGCTGCTATGCAAGGAGTTATGAACTTCTTTGGTTCTATTGACTATAACAGAGATACTATTGCAAAGCTTGCAGTAGAGCAAGCTGATGCGTTAATTGATATATTAAAGACGGAAGCAAATGAAATATCCAGATAGAAATATCGTTTACTCAAGATTATACCACATATATCATAGTATAAAACAAAGGTGTTACTACCCCAAAGCAATAAGTTATAAACGATATGGCGAAAAGGGGATAGTGATGTGTGATGAGTGGAAAAATGATTTTATGTCTTTCTACAATTGGGCTATCGCAAATGGTTATTCGGATAACTTGACAATAGACAGAATAAATTCAAATGGTAATTATGAGCCGTCTAACTGTAGGTGGGTTACATACAAACAACAGGCTAATAATAAAAGTTCAAATGTTTTTTTGTCATTAAATGGAATTGTTCATACAATAGCAGAATGGAGTGATGTTACAGGAATACCAAAGAGTGTAATTCAATATCGCAAATACAAAAAGTGGAGTGATGAAAAAGCACTTAACACACCTGTTAAATATTATAAGAAACAATTTACAAAAGAAGAGATAGAACAGATGAGGAGAGACAAAGAAAATGGCATGTCTTATAAAGAGCTCGGCATAAAATACAATACAGACAGATGTATAATTTCAAAATTCATAAGAGGAATAAGAAAATAATTAAAAAGAAATGACTATGGCAACAATTAAAGAAAATTACTGCTCAAAAGAAATATATAGACTTCTTATAGAAAAAGGATTTGATGGAGAAGTTCATACCACCTTTAATAAAGTAGGTTATACACAACCATCTATTACGCTACAAATGGCAATGAAGTGGTTGAGAAAAAAGTATTATATTTATGCAGACCCCATAAAACAAGGTAACTATAATGATTGTTCTGAATATTATACTTGGATTGTGGCTCGTATGGGTATAATACACAGAAATTCTTCAGTTGCTGATAAGTTGTCTTACGAAGAAGCAGTTGAAGCAGCATTGAAATATTCACTTGAAAATTTAATTTGAATAATTATGGCAACAATTAAATCATATACTGACTTATCTCAAAGTCGCAAGTTGGCAGAAATATTGCCAATTGAAAGTGCGGATATGCACTATTGGTTAGCATGGAGTGGCGGTGTTTCCGAAGAAAAGAGAAATACGCCCAAAGTTGGAACACCTAATAAAGATGCTATTAAAACTTATTGGTGTCCTTGTTGGTCGCTTGCAAGTTTGATTGGTGTTTTGCCTCGACTCATAGAATTTAAGGATGATAAGTATTATCTTAGATTTATGAAAGAATATGTCGAATATGCTAATGATGAAATATCTATTACTGGTAGATGCTTACATACAACGGGTAATAATAACCTTGTTGATGCTTGCGTGGAAATGATTGAAAAATTACATGAACAAAAACTATTATGATTGAAAGAGAAATAAAGCCGTTTAGACAGAGAAAAGGAACGGCTCAAAGTCAATACTGGTCAGGCGAATTAGCGGAAGCAGGTGCAGCAGCAAATAGGTTTATTGAAGAAACTATCCGAAAGTATGGATTAAAGAAAGAGGATGGCTACCATACGGAAACAAGAGCCGTTAGTCTTGCTGGAGTTAATATAAACGATGATACGCATGGTCATTTTAGTGATAACGAGATAACTCAAATACTTGATAAATTCGGAGAGGTTGTTGCTATGGTTTATATTAATCGTAACGATATGAATTGCGCGGATGTTGTTTTGGTAGATTTATTATACAAACTTAAAAAGTTGTGATTATGGACTACGAAAAGAAAATAAAAAACGCTTTGAACGATAAATCCATACCATTCGAGGTTCAAGCGTGGTTAGAGGAACAATTCCCCGAACTCAAAAAGAGTTCGGATGAGGAGATAAGGAAAGAATTAATTTCGTTTTTTACTGAAAGAGCAAAATATACAGAAGATAGTACATTCAACGAATTATCAAGTAAAGAGATTATTGCTTGGCTTGAAAAGCAAGGTGAGCAGAAGCCTTATGGCCAAAGAAAAAAGTGCTCTGATTGCGAATTTAACTATGCTGGCGAATGTAATGGTTCTTGCCAGATGAAAAGAGATGAACAGAAGCCTGTTGATAAGACTGAGCCAAAGTTCCATGAAGGAGAGTGGCGGTGTGAAAATGAACCAAACAATTATGCTCGATTCATACAAATACTTGAAATAGTTAATGTACAAGGTAAAGAAAGATATAGAATTTCAAGAGACATTCATAAAGATGAAGATATAGTTGAATTTGACTTTGTAAAAAAGTACTATCACAAATTTGACATTAAAGATGTCAAGGATGGTGACGTACTTGCTGTAGAACAAAGATATGATTATCCTAGTCCTTTTATTGCTATTTGTAAGGAACGTGGATTAGATTTCTTTAACTCTCATTGTTTTGTCGCGTTTGATGGTAAATTTTATGTCGGAGAAAATGGACATTCGACAGAGGATATTCATCCAGCCACCAAAGAACAGCGTGACACCTTAACAAAATCAATGGCTGATGCTGGGTGGGAATTTGACTTTGAAAAGAAAGAATTGAAGAAAATGGAATTAAACCCAGATGACCTTATTGAAGAAAGTTATCAGCAACAAGCAGATGATTTAATTGATGTGGTCACAGAAAAGTCTGCTTGGAGCGAAGGGGATAAGGACTTCATGTATGATACACTCAGTAATCTCACAGAACTAAAAGATAGATATGGCGAGGGATATGGCAATGTTGGAAAGTGTATTGACTGGCTCAAATCCCTCAAACAAAGATACACTTGGAAGCCGAGTGAAGAGCAAATGGATGCTTTATTAGTTAAAATACCAACTGAGAACAGTTGCAACAAAGTTGACAATATCCTCAAGTCGTTATATTCTGATTTAAAAAAACTAAAATAATAAAGTGTATGGTATATGAAGAGAAAGATGATACTATTCTTGCAAAACGACAAGTATCAGAAAAAATCATTAACAAACGATTTGGTAACTATATATTTTTATGCGAATGGGTAAAATAGAAACTGAACTTAAAAAGGAGAATAAGCTATGAAAGCAAACGGAGCACCAGAGAAATTGTATATTGACAGTAGAGAGCATTGGATGAAGTCATGGACTGCCTTTACAACAAAAGCAAAGAGTGATGATATTGAGTACACTCGAACTGATGCCTTTATTGAGAAGGCTTGCGATGCTTATTGCAAGGTATGTAAAATGCCTAATTGTAGGAGAAATGAGTGCAAAATGATTGAGGATTTTAAGAAGTATATGTCGGAAAAAAGAAGGAGGGAAGCGCATGACCAAGAATGAAGAAACTATCCTGAACAACCTCGTCAAGACGTTGCAGGACTACGAGAATGAGTGCTATCGACAGATGGCATACATGAATGAGCATAAGTTTGAGATGGAGCGCGAAGCCATCAGGTACAAGCAACAGGCGTACAACCGCAGTTGGCTGGAGGTGGCGAGTGCTATTGATAAAATCAAAAAGTTGGAGGAATAAATATGGGACAGTATATAGACAAAGCCGCCGTAGTGGCGGAGATAGAGAGACTTATAGAAAGAGCAAAAGCAGAGAGGGTTCTTTATCCTAAAACTATATTAGCAGCAAAAAACTATTTGCTTATAGAAGATTATAATAAATTGCTTTCTTTCCTTGACACCATTCAAGCGAAAGAGGTGAACTTTGAAAAAATGTGGAAAGAGTATTTCAAGTATAGAGGCGATATAGCAACAGTTAATGTCAAACACCTTGCCAAGCACTTCTTTGAACTTGGTATGTCAGTAAGTAATAAAGCACAGAAAGGAGAAAAGATATGAGCATTTTTAATTTACCATGTCCACATAATGACAATAAAGAATGTGAGCATTGTCGTGGAATAACAGCACAAGACGGTTGGAGGTTTAAAGGATGTTATCACCAACCATATAAAGGAAAGTTTATTGGGGAAATAAAAGAGTGTCCTAAAACACAAAAAGGAGAGTAAAATATGAAACAAGCAATCTATTTTATCGAGTTATTAGGAATGTTCCTGTTAGGAGCATTGACAGGAATGATTGCTTCGGCTTACATGAAGTCAGAAGATGTTATTGACAACCACACCTATAAGAATATTCACGGCACATGGGTACATGACCCAGAGTGTGAATATTGTTATGACATGTTTGATTAAACACGAATGACACGAATTATGACGATAAGAAAATACAACAGGGCTTATTGGCATGGCGACCCTTTCATCAGCTTTCGAAGAAATCTATGCCACTGCTCAAATTCTACATGCGGAGCGACGAAACCACGCACAACGGGCTTCACCATCTACCTGTGGAAATACAGTATTAACATTGCATTCGAAAGACCGAAAGGTTGCAATGCACCATTTTAACGATAACGAATTATGACAGACGAAAAGAACAGACAGCCAAACATCGAGGTGGTGGATATTGACAGCCTCGTAGCCGACGCCGACTCTACGACGGTGAATTTCAGTTGGCTGGGCAGGGCTACATGGGGGCGCTGGCAACAGCGAGCGACTCCGACAACTACCGCCCCGCCACTGCTGCCGAGACAAGGCAGATGTGGGAGGCCGTGCAGCGGGCAGGATATGAGTGGGACGCAGAGAGCGGCAAGCTGTGCGGTATAAAGTAGGATGCGCTTCGCGCAGAAATTAAACAAAAATTATCATGAAAATTAAAAGGCTCTGCGAGCCGGAAATTAAGAAAACAACAAAACAAAGAACAAAAGCAATGTACTTTCAGCAACAGATAAACATCACCATCGGCTACCGGGGCGAGCAGTACCGGCTGGAGCTGCACCGTGAGCACATGATAGTGCCCCGACGGGGACAGACGTGGCTCATCCACTGCGACAAGTACGGACGCACGGGCACCTCGCAGTGCTTCGACGTCCTGCGCTTCCGCATCAGCGGCCACCGCAAGCACCGTATGCTCACCACCGACGGCATGACCGTGGAAGCCTGCCGACCGGGCAAGGACTACGAGCCGGCTGACACCTTCGCCGTCACCGATGCCGACCGCCTCTCGCACAAGGAGCAGCAGGCCATACAGCTGCTGCAGAGCGTGGCCCGTGGCTACCGGGGCGAGATAGAAGTGGGCTACAGCGGCGGCAAGGACAGCGACGTCATCCTCGACCTCACGCGGCGCAGCGGCATCCGCTACCGCGCCATCTACCACTCGACCACCATCGACCCGCCAGGCACGGCAGGCCATATCCGCCAGGTGGGGGGGGTAGAAACGGTGCGCCCCGAAAAGTCGTTCTTCCAGCTGATAGCCGAGATG